TTATACTTTTTATAAGTTTTATACAACGGCACTGGACTTCAAGTAGGCGATAATAATTTTTAACCTTTGCAAAGGGTAAACCTAACAATCCATTTTTATGTAAAAATAAAGTAATGGAATTATCTATTGATGCCTCTGATATTCTTGAAGATGCTTGCAGTGATTTGCATGAAGATGCTATGGATAATATATCTGTTGAAGATGAAAAAGAACTTCAATTGCTATTAGATAAATGGTGTGAAGATAATAAACAAGGAACTACTACTTATTATGCTGATTTTGGTGTTGGAATTTTATTGTAAGGGAGATGATTAAAATAAAATTATGGGAATATGTTCTAGCAAACGACAAAGAAGCAGATTTTATAAAATGGAGAAGTGGAAAAACTGACTTAAGAGATAAAACATTAATTTATGACTATTGCCCTATGTTTTTTACATGCTTGATTGGCACAGAATTTGAAAAAGCATATAAATTAAAAAATAAAAAAGGAGATTGTAAATATCAAGAAGCAAATCATGAAACTATTAAATTAGAAGATTATGATAGCAAAGAACAATTCGAAAAAGATTTTCTTAAAGAATATAAAATATGTAGCGAATGTTGGAATAGGGAAATAAAGGATAAACCAGATGAAGAATATGAGACATATTTGAAACTTAAAGAAAAATATGAGGATCAAACAAATTAGTAAGGAGTTATAATTGGAATCGTGGGAACATTGTGCTAAAACTTGGTATTCTATTGATATTTCATTAGCAATGAAAAATATTAAATCCGGTTCTATTGTAAAATGTAAAGTAAATGATGAAGGATATTTGTTTAATATTCCTGATGAAGTAAATCAAAATATAACTCCAGAACTGATTAAGAATGGGAAATGGTATGTTTATACTTGGTCTGATTAGAATAAAAAATAAAATCAAATAGAAAGAAGGAAGATTAAATGAGTTTATTAATAAAAGAAGACACGGAAAATATCTTAGGAAGAAAATATAATGTTGAATATAAAGTAAATAATGATTCAATACATACATTTTCTAATGTCTTAACTAATGTAGATGGCACCTATTTTTGGTTTAGTAGTTTAGAGGATGGGTTAGATATTATTCGCCAAGATAGAATTGTGACTATGATTTGTTTAGAAAGAAATAAGAAATTAAATAATATGTCAAATGATGCCCTTTGCCATTCAAATAGAGAAATATACTGTGAAATATGTGGATGCCAAACAGATAGAAGTAATAGTTGTTTTACAAATGGTAAAGAAGTATTTTACTGCTATGATTGTAATTATTACAATGAGACGAATAACAAGAAATAATGATTTGCTAGGAAAGGGAGTTGATTCAAATAGATCAAATGGAACAAATATTAAAAGATATAGATAAACTTGATAAAAAGTTTGCTAAATTAAATCAAGATAGAAAAATGTTAATGACTGCACTTCAAGCAGTATGTCCTCATAGTGAGTTTGCAGAGTATACCGATCACGACTATCCAAATGTGTATAGAGTTAGATATTGTAAACTGTGTAAAAAGGATTTAATTTAAATGATAAATTTTAATTGATTTATGAAAGAATGGAGAGAAATTTATGTTACAATTTCAAATTAATCTATGTCGAAGAGATGAACAGTTTTGTGCTCCAACTATATTAGTCACAGATGATAATAATAATAGAAGATACCCTATTATTCTTCCAAATAACTTGACTGTAGAAAAAGCTATGGCATGGTTAAATAGTGTTATTCCTATTATGAGTAAACATGAAACGATAGAGTCTTTATCCGAATTCTTTTAAGAAAGGAGCGAATCAAATGCTATATATAATCAAACTATGGTTAATTACAAGTGGATTAATGTGTTAGAAGAAATATAATTTATTAGAATATAAAGGAGAAAACAAAATGAAATACAAATATCTCTCAGGAAGAAGCATAATCCCAGATGGAATCAAATCACCTAAATTAACTTGCCATGAATGTAATAAACCACAATCAAGATCATATCGTACAGAATGTAATAAAAACATTTGTTATTCCTGTAAGGTAAAAGATGAGAATGGTTCATTAGAATCAGAATTAAAGGAGAAAAACTAATTGGACATTCTATTATACAACTCAAAGAATGAAATACTAACCGCATACACCTCAAACACTCCTAATTATGAACTCAATAATCAAATCACTATCAAAGATAAAAATAAAAATTATAAAGTTGTTGACATCCACAAATATCATGTTATGGGCAGAGAACAACATATTGCATTGGAATTAAAAATTGTAAAATAAATATTCATAAATCATATAATAAATATGAGAGAAGGTGAATATCATGGATAAGGATGCTAAAGTTTTATGTACTGATTGTATTAATTGGAATGATTTAAAAGAAAAATTAGAATCATATTTTGGTTGTAATACTGCACTTTGTTCTAAATGTAAATGTTTTAATTGTGATTGTATTTACCCAGAAACTAGTAAGACACTTGACATTAGATCAAAATTCATACTAAAAGAGAGTTGATATCAATATGAATCAAAATTGCAATCTTATTAAATGTATTCATAATATGAGTAATTCTATTGCATTATGTTTAGGTGTTTCTAAATTAGAATATGGTTATATGAATACATGTTGGTTGCAGAGTGGAGTAAAATATGGAAGTTTAGATTGTTTGAAATATAAGGAATTTAGAGTGAAATAAGGATTATATTTACTACGTCTTATTTCACTCTAACTAAATTAATGAAATAAAATTTAAAGGAGTATGATTAATATGACTAAAAACAATGCAAATGAATTAGAAGCAAAACATTATGACAAAATGATGGAATTTTTTATTACAACCTTTGAAGGTAAAGATTTTAGTGAGTGTGACATTATCCTTAGACAAACTATCAAAGTAGCCTATGAACTATTAAACGAGCCTGACTTATTGAAGTAGAAATGCTCTATGAGCGACAGAATGGTCTGTAGAATTGATTTGAATTTTGTTAGGGTAGAATTGTGTCAAGGATTGATTTGTGAAGGCTTAGAGAAGCAAAATTAGAGGAGGAATACATAATGTTAGTAAAAATTAATGATGTAATTTATGATTCTACTCAAGTTCCTATATTGTTAATATTTGATGCAAAAGAAATTAATGATATGCAAAATTTAGCAGACAATAATCATAAATATTGTTCTTTCCCTGATAAATTTGAGGAAAAAGATATTGAGGAATTTATGAGAACTGATGAAGTAGAAATTGAGATTACTGGTTTTGTAAGATATTGAGTGCGGAACAAATACTAAATACATAAATAATTATTTAATTTGACTTAGTTTGTGGATTAATATATAATATTTATTATAAGGTGGTGAAAATTATGGCAAAAGGAAAATCATTACTTAGCCAAACATCAAGCAAGTCTAAAAAACAAGATAAATATAAAGAAACTAGTGAACAATCTAAATTTAAATATTCTTTTGAAATTGGAGAAAATATAATCTATAAGGGTATTATAGATGAATATCGAAATACCATTGCTATCATTACAAAAAGGAGTCATAAAAACCAAAACGAATATTATGGTATTAAATTTTCGTTGGATGATTCTGAATTAAAAGATATTAATGGCAATATCTTAAAAAACTTAGAAGAACATGAAGCAGAATTAGCAAATGAAGAAGAGTATAGAGGAAATAAAGATCAAGAATATAATCAGGAGGAAATTTCTGAGATTGAGATGGAGGTATTAAAAAACGGATTCAAATCAATTGATAATAAAACAACCTGCATGAATCCTCTATTGTTTTATGAAAGACGATGTGAACAATGCAATAGCTTTAAAAATGTATGTGTTTATAGGAATAAAGGAAAGTATGAAAAGATTAAATTTTAATTAAGAGAGGAAGATTATTATGAGCAAGGCAGATATAGTTTTTATTACAATGTGTAAAGATATACTTAAAAATGGATTTTCTTCTGAAAATGAACAGGTAAGACCAAAATGGGAGGATGGAACTCCAGCACATACAATTAAGAAGTTTGGTATAATTAACAGATATAATCTTGCAGAAGAATTTCCAATTATGACATTAAGACCAACAAATTTAAAATCTACAATTGACGAACTATTATGGATTTGGCAAAAAAAATCTAATAATGTTAATGATTTAAATAGTAATATTTGGAATAGTTGGACAGATGAAAATGGAACGATAGGCAAAGCATACGGATATCAACTAGGAGTTAAACATCAATATAAGGAAGGTAAATTCGATCAAGTTGATAGAGTGTTATATGACTTAAAAAATAATCCATATAGCAGAAGAATCATTACCAATATGTATAATCATGAAGATTTACATGAAATGGGTCTATATCCTTGTGCTTACGGTATGACATTCAATGTTGTTGATAATAAACTTAATGCAATATTGAATCAACGTTCACAGGATATTTTAGTAGCAAATAATTGGAATGTATGCCAATATGCAATTCTTGTACATATGTTTGCGCAGGTTAGTAATTTACAAGCTGGAGAATTTGTACACGCAATTGCTGATGCCCATATTTATGATAGACATATTCCTTTAATCAAAGAATTAATTCAAAGAACTCAATATCCAACGCCAAAATTACTAATTAACCCAGATATAAAAGATTTTTATGACTTTAAAGTTGAAGATTTTGTATTAGAAAACTATCAAAGCAATCTACAAATTAAAAATATTCCTGTTGCAATATAGGGGGTGTTAAATGAAAATTATTGTTGCAGTTGATTCAAATTGGGGAATTGGGAATAAAGGAAATTTGTTATTTTGGATTCCAGAAGATATGAAATTATTTAAACAAATTACTTTAGGTAAAGTCGTTGTCATGGGGAGAGAAACGTTCGAATCATTACCAAATAAAGAACCTTTGAAGGACAGAGTTAATATTGTACTAAGTAAGAATATTAGTTTCTTTAATGATAAAATTAATATTTGTAGGTCTTTAAATGAACTATTTATTGAATTAGACAAGTATGATTCAGATGATGTTTTTATTATAGGTGGAGAATCAATATATTTTCAACTTTTAGATTTTTGTAATGAAGCGTATGTAACTAAAATTGAAAAAGAATGTGTTGATGTAGATAAGTATTTTGTTGATTTAGATGAATATGAAAAATGGAGAATGGTATCTATTAGTGAAAACAAAAACTTTGAAGATGTTGAATATAGATTTGTAAAATATATTAAAAAGTAAGGAGAGAAATAATATGACAAATAATAATTCTTTAGATGGGAAAATGCAAGACGGAGGAGATAGAATTACATTTGGTAAAAATGCTGCACAAAGAGAACCTGCTACTGGAAAAGGTAGACCAGATTTAATTACTCCATTTGCACTTACAAGAATAGCTAAATGGTATGAATTAGGAGCTAATAAATATGGAGATAGGAATTATGAAAAAGGAATGCCATTTTCAAGATATACAGCTTCAATGTTTAGACATGTCATTGCTTGGATGAAAGGTGATGAAACAGAAGATCACTTATCTGCTATTTCATGGAATGCTTTTGCTATTATGCATCATCAAGAATTGAATGAATTAAATTGGGATGATATGCCACATTATTTAAGTAAAAAGGAGGATACCAATGCCTAAAATCAAGTTGTTTTTGGATTGTGACAATACCATCACAAATTCAACTAGAAGTTTCTGCACTTCTTATAATTTCATATATGAATATCATAAAGATTTTACTCCTGCTAATTGGGAACTGGTTGATACATGGAATTTTAGTAATCAATGTCCTATCCTCAAATCTGAATCAGATGTCTTAGATATATTTGAAAATCCACTATTTTTCGATTGTCTTGAATTAATAAATGACAATACATTTGAGATATTAAAAGAATTAAATGAAAAATATCAGATAATTATTGCATCAATTGGAACTCCAATTAATTTATCATTAAAAGCACTATACCTGCAAGAAACTTTACCATTTATTAAGGATTATATTCTCATGTATAATAATGGCATTAAAATGAACAAAGAAATAATCCAAATGAATTATCCTGATTCTATTTTTATTGATGACCATGTATCAAATTTAATTTCTAGCAATGCTGTAAATAAATATGTGTTTGGTAAAGATTATCCATGGAGTAAAACAAATGATTACAAGAGATTGTGGAATTGGACAGATGTAGCAAAAGAATTGTTGTAAAAATAAAGGAGAAATAAATGAAGGAAGATTATAAGGAAATACATAAAATGTGTAACATGTGCGATAGGGCAAAGAGTAGTTCTTGTAACTTCCCATGCAATGATTATGCAGATTATATGTATAATCAATCATTAAAAAATAATATTGGCGAATCAGAAAGCAATAATGATAATGATGGTAATGATATTGAAAATTTCTTAGAATATGATGTTTCAAATGACATATGGATTAAGTTTATTAATAAAGAAATACCCATCATAGAAATACTGGATGAAAATTCATTTTATGACTATCTTGAAACGGAAAATGAAAAATATTGCAAACAAGAAGGAATTTGTCCTGAGTGTAGAGGAAATCTTGTTTTAAAGGTGGAATACGAGGAGATATGGGGATCAAAAAGAGAATCAGAAAGATATTTAGTTTGTGAGAATGGATGTTAATAAATAAATAAATAAATAAATAAATAAATAAATAAATAAATAAAACAATGAAAGAAGGAACAATAAATGGCAAAGATTAAACAATTCAAATGTAAAAATACCACTAATACTAACAATATCAAATATCAGGTGAGATTTGGAATCCAATTAAATAATAATGAAGATGAATCAGGAATTTTTGCAAAATCTGAATATTATTCATCACTTGAAAAAGCGAAAGCTGAAGTAATGAATATATTTAATGACGATATTAAATATATGTTTCCTGATGCTACACATAATGGATTATTTATGACAAAAGATATGAAATGCGAGTGTTGTGGTGAAAATGTCAGTTCTGTAAAATATAGTGATAGTGGGAAATTGCTGTTTGGTAGAATGGATGGATTATTGGGCAATGGTCAAGGAGAATTCTTTATTGATATTGTAGAGGGTTGATATTAATTAATAAATCTAATAATTATTATGATTCATAATCCTATTCTCTCTAACAACTCTATTTTTAAAATTTTCTAAATTAGGTTCTAAATTATTCAAATATGAAGTTATTGCTATTTCTTTGGCAATAACTTTCATTCTTTCACTTACTTAAATTTCTGATGATTCAACTGAATCAATTAATTCTTGATATGAATCTTTACATTCTTGAAGTTCCCATGTTTTTTGTCTTTGCATTTTTAAACATATCCTTTCATGATTGATAATGATAATTAAAATAAGCACTTTCGCCTGAAACAAAATCTCTAAGAACTTTCTTAACAAAACCAAAAGGATTTTTAATATGGAATTTTGCATTAAAAAGTATTGAAAGCGCTTCCTTCAATTGGTCAGAATTTGCTTGTACCTCTCTCATTATACTAGTTATAGTCATTGCGAAACTAGAATCTGGGTCTATCCGAGAATCGCCAAGAGTTTTTATGATAGACCAATCTTCTTCTTGATTCCAAAATTCTTCTTTTACTAATTCATATTTCTGAGAATCCATACATACAGAAAGAGTATTAATTGTATTAGTATTATCTGTATAGATTCCTTCATTTTGAATATTTCCGATTCCTTCATTTTGACTTTTTTGAATTAAGTTATCCACAGATTTAGGTTTTCTCTCTTCTTTTCTAGGATTTGGTATTCCAATAATTTCATAAAATAAATCATAATCAATTCTATAAAATTTAACATGATGATTTTTAAAACTATTAAATTTTTTAGAAATAAGGACTCCACATTTCTCTAATACATTTAATGCTCTTGTGATTGTTGATTCAGATTTTCCCAACTCTTCCATAAAGTTTTCATATGTTTTATAAACCCACCATTCATTTTGTTTATACGTTGTCGAACTATCCATCCAATAATCTAATCTACTAAGTATTTCAGCAGGGACTTGACCAAATCTTTTAACAACAGATAATTGTACTACTATACAGGCTTCTTCTGGGATCAATGTTTTAATACTCATAATAAAAACCTTCTTTCAGCATTTTGTCAAAAAAGACAATAGCAATGCTAAGAAGAGGTATAGACTTTTTTCTAAAAACATAGTATACTAACATTAATAGAAAAATCATCTAGTCTTCTTGGGCCTCTTATGAAATGTTGAAGTTGGTCGCTCTGGCATTTCATAAGAGGTTTTTGCATGTTCTTTTTTAAGTTATTAAGATACTTTGACTGATTATCCAATAAAAAAGTTAGTAGCATGTGTTTTCACAAACTACTAACTTTTGACTTACTTCTAAATTACCCCTATACAAAACTATTGCATTTTAATTTGTATTTGGTATAATCTTAATTAAGAAGTCTAAGCGTGTCGGTGAGAGGACATTGCTAGATTAGAGACTACTTGGTTTTGCAAGAACTGAGTAGTCTTGATTTTTTTTATTGGACTGATATTGTATATTCGACATGGTATGCCAAATCTCCTTTAAGTTATCAACATGTAGACAGATTTATTTTCCAGAGGTTATCCACATGTTGATAAATGTTATAACTCATAAGACCCCAATAATAAAAGTGAAAAAAATAAGCACTATCCAAAATCAAATGGATAGTGCTTTTACTATTTTAAAACTATTTTACCTTACATTAACTGGCAACCATATTTTCTCCTTAATCTCTAACCTCTCATTTTCCTTTTTCATCTCATTAATCCTATTATCACATTCTTCCCTTAATTCTTGCCTTAATGCTTTTAATTCCAATGTATAAGACTCTCTTAATTCACTAATCTCTTTCAATCTATCCTGCTTTGATTCAACCAATTGCCCTTCTAAAAACACTGATTTATTCTCAGATTCCTTTAATTGAAGTTGTAAATATTTATTAGAATCTTCTAATTCACCAATTGAAAATTCTAATTCATCTACAGACCCAATTCTTTTTCTTATCTCATCATTTTCTAATCTTAAGGTCTCTATTAAATAATTTGAGTTATTGTGTCCGGCCTCTAACTCAATATTTCTTTTGGATAATTTATCTGCATTTTCTTCTGCTTCTTTTCTGAGTTTATCAGAATCCTTTTTGCTATTTTCAGCAATATCAATTCTTTCTCTTAGAGAATCTAAAGTTGTTTTAAAGTCATCGGTTAATGTTTGAACTGTTTCTTGATTGAATTTCTTTTGTTCTGCTCTATCCCTTGTAAGTTCCAAGAAACTTTGAACTATACGTTCAGTGTGCTCTTTTACTTTTAAAACTTCTGGCACAATTAATTCAGATATTCCACCTGATTCTGCTTCCAATTGATCTTTCTTTAATCTTATTACATCAAGCAATAAGTCTTTTGATGTCAAACCTGTGCGATTTTGAAGTGATACCCATTCGTTTTTACCTTCATCATTATCTAAACGGATTGAAAGTGATGGAGATGTTTTTCTTGATTCTTCATTTTCATTCATGGTTATTACCTCCTTTGATATGGTTGAGATAATGTATACATTTTAGTGGGTAATAATGCTAAGTATACACATGTATACGTGCCAACATGATGTATACATTGATATTTGTATTGATTATATCAGGAGGAATTGGATTAGACAAGTGAGTATGAAAAGTTGTTGTAAAGTATGGGGTAATGCGATATAATCTAGATAAATTTAAATACCACATACTATATAGTGGGGTAAAATATGAAGGAGGAATATTTATGCCATTTCAAATCATTCCTGTAGATACTGGTCGCAATGAAACAAAACTACTTGATGGTATATCATTTAAGTCAATAGTTGGAGACTGGCATCACAGAGAAATGTCAGATGGTGGAGAATATGAAGTAATTATTAATGACAAAGAAAAGCATTTTGTAGGGCAACTTGCAGAAGATGAATCTTTTGCTCCAACATCTATGAATACAGCATCAAAGATACACAATCAAACTCGTGTATTATTTATTACAGCCGTAGGATTATCTATTGTCGAGAACGAATCTGATTTATTGATCGTGACTGGTGTTCCTATAATTGATTTTAATACCACAACTAAGAAAGCATTAGAAGATTTATTATATGGTGATTATGACATTCAAATTAACGGAGAACGTAAAAAATTTAGTATTAATAATCTAAAATTAGTTCCTGAAGCAGTTGCTTCTTTTCAATATGCTTTATACAAAGATGAAAGTTTAGCAATTGGTAAAAAGAGAATTCTTGACCTTGGTTCGCTCACTGTTAACTACGCCACTATAAAGGAAACTAAGTTTATAACCAGAGATAGTGGAACTGTCCAATTCGGCAGTATTAAGCTGAAAGATAATCATATTGATGATAAGCAATATGTACAGAAAATCATCTCAGAGTTGAGTGAAAAATTTACGGATTACGAAGATTCAGATAGAATTTTATTAACTGGGGGAGGAGCTTTAAAATTTGGTGATTTATTTAAGCAATTTTACAAAAATGTTGAGATAATCACTAATCCAGTCTTTAGTAATACTAATGGCTACCATCGAATGGGGCTGAAAGCATGGGCAAATCAGTTGGCGAACTCACAGGCAGAGTAAAGAGAAAAGGTGTTTATTTTAATCTTGATGATGAAGATGAATTATTACTTTACAAAAAAGCAAATGAGATTAGAAATTTTAGCAAATGGGTTAAAAAGCAATTGATTAATGATGGGGTTGTAATTAAGGAGGGGATAAAAGAGACTGTAGTAGAACATATTAAGGTTGAAAGAAGGAGGATAGAAAAGGATGAACTTGAAGATATAATGCTTTAAGATGCAACTGTAATGGTTGTGTCTTCTTTTTTTTGTTTTGGTGAGTATGTGGTAATGTTTGTGGTATTGGGTTAGTATAGAGGAAAGTTTGGGGTATACCGCATATTTGATGTATTATATCTAAAATATCACAAATTATCACAAATTATCATCAATCTAAGCCTTTAAAAATAATGTTTGGTGTGATTATAAGGGTATTATTTATTATGTTTGTTTTAGTCCAAAGATTTGGGATAAATTACTATACATAATAGACAATTATGGTTCAATAAGATTAACCATGAAACATTTGCAGACATTGATAAAGATTGAAGGTGATTATCTAAATGCTTAATAAAGTTGAGGTGGAAATTTTACATCACATGTTGCAAAACAAACTTACTGATCAAATCAATAGTCGTACAATTCGCAATATTTCTAAGGGGATTGAAATCAATTATTACAGAACTCGCAATTATGTGAATCACTTGAAGCTTTTAGGTCTGTTGGACTCTGGATTCAAAGAATTAAATTCAGGTACATTTTACATTACAGCTAAAGGAGTTGAAATGATTGAAACAAAAACCTGAATGCAAAATCATATGTAACGAAGGTAATGATTTATTTGATCTTATCATAAATGAGGTTTTAAAATGTCTTATGAATCTTGAATACTTACATCTATATGATGATTATTTTTTCAAAGTTCATTGTGAAACTAGTTGTGAAGATGTTTTAAAACTAAGTTTAGATTATGTTAATTTTATTTTTGTTTATGAGTGCGGAGGAGGGAATTATTAATAAAGAAATCAATTAAGGTAATTAAATCAAGAAATCTAATTAAAATTGAAGGTAAAACTGATGCAGAATTGTATGAAGATTTTACAAGAAGAGTTAATGACTTATATACAATTAGTAAATATTATGAGGAAAATAATCTTAAAATGCCTGTATGGGTTGAGGATAAGATTATTGGGATGGGTGAGTTGATTGAGAAGTTGGATATTTTGAGGAGGAGATGAATTAATGCTTAAACAACTTATATCTGATGTTCAAAAGCAAATTCATAGTGTTTTTGTAGGTAGGGCAATTATTAGACCACCTTTTATCAATGAAGAAGAATTAATTGATTTTACTGTTAAATTAACAGATATTGATAGGAAAACTGTGTCTAGGGTATTGGAAGCTGAATTTGTTTTTCTTAGATTGAAAGGGGTTGTTGAGTGATAATTTTGTGATGTTTGAATGTTTTATTAAATATGAGCAAAAAATAATCCCCAATAAGGGGATTTGGTGAGAGGGTATATTTCAGCTATGGTTTCATCTTTCCATGAAATGCTTCATGTTCAAATGAATATGCCCTCTATGCTTGAATTATGCCAGTACATGATTAAAATAATCCACTGCCAATATTTACTATCTGAATTATTGAATATCCAAACCCTACTAAACCTGTTAAAACTAATCCTGCTCCTAAAATCATATTAATTACCTCCTTAAAATTTTGATTTATTTTTTATGTTGTTTAAAATGATTTCTCGCTCACGACCATAATTGTATTGTGTCCTAATTAGATTAATTTATACATGGAAAGGAAGATTAATTTATGAAGATTTTAGAAACTTTATTAAATATTGCTTCATACGCATTATTAGCTATGATATCAGTAACGCTTGTTAAATTAGGTATTAAGATTTATAAGTTCAAAAGGAGGTAGTAACTCATGCTTGTTGAAGCATTTAGAACATCTATATTTCCTTATCTTGTAGAGATAGCGGTCATAATGTTCGTGTATAGTTTATGTGGCCTCGGTTACACAATGTTCCGTAGACCTGATTTCCAAATGCTTATTGATAAATTAAAGGGTTATATCTTTGCCTATATGTTAGTTAAAGGAGCATTTGTTATTGTAAATTTCATCGACAAAGTTATCGACAAGGTAAAATAGGAGGTTCTAATTATGGCAGGTTTCTTGAGGGATTTATTTATACCAGATCCAAACTTTGACACAATTCCAGAAAGCAATTTCATTGAAAGAGGTATCAGTAATGGAATTGAAAGAGGATTTGGCAAAGTAGGAGACAACATCATAAATGCAGGTAAAATTAAATCTCAAAATATGGCTCTGCATTTACCGGATTTAGCAGGAGTAATATTAATGACTTACTTAATTTATATAGGATACAGATCATTTCTTAAACGAGAAGTTCCAGACTTTTCAAACGTTTATACTTCAATCATGATATATACAATATTCAGACTATTTTGGAAGGTAATATTGCACATATAAAGGAGTGAAACCCTATGCAACAAAAATCACTAATCAAAATCAAAAGTAAAGAATTACTTCGTACAGATTCATTTGAATACGAAACATATACTATTACTCCTTCTAGATTTAATATTGAGTCGTCCAAAAGTTTTGAAGAAATCTTAAATACAATGACCGCAATTACCGAAGATAAACTTAAATTCGATCATCTTTCTAAATCTGTAGTATACAGTAAACCTGCACCATTTTATTATGAAATTTTATATGAAGGAAAAACTTCAGTAAAGTTTAATTATGCTATTCCCAATAAACACAGCAAAGTATTGGTCAATAAAATTGATCGTATATTTAGAACATCTTCAGTAAAAAAATGTGAGATTGATTATTTTTCTAAATTTATAAACAAATATTATTGTGAATTTCAACAGTCTAAACATTTCATGTATTCATTAAATAGTGATTATAGGGAGGGTGGTTTATTAGATGGAATAATGAGTGTTCTAAATAATATTCAAGATGACGATTCTGTACTTTTACAAATTGGAATTTATCCTTTACATGAAAGCAAATGGAAAGAAAAATGGAAAATAGCAAATGTGAAACAAAAGTCAGGAGAAGAATTAATAGTTCACACTAATCCAATTAATTTTGTACTGGATAGTTTCTTTAATTTGTCTGAGAGTTTTCTAGATGTTTTTGACCATGTGATGGGAGTAGATACTAAAACAAATGAAAAGGTACAAAAACAAATGGATAAAATGGGCAAGTGGAAAGATTCACATATGACAACTCAAAAAATCAATTTCAATGGTTATGAAGTACAAATTAGAGTTTATTGTACAAGTGAATATAGAACTAAATATTATGGAAGAATTTTTGATTCTGTGTTTAAAATACTTGACGCTGATCAAGAACTTGAATTAGGTAAAATTAAGCAACATAAAAGCAAAAACAGAGAATTTGGAATGCAATTTAGCAAGCAAATTTGGAGCACAAAGGAGTTAGCACATGTATTCCGACTTCCTGACCGCAGAATGCAAATGGATTATAAGGAAAGTTTAACTTCAATTGATATTGTTGAAACTGATATTCCAAAAGAATTGCAGAAAGGCCAAATTATAATTGGAGAAAGCACCTATAAAGGAAATGTGATTCCTGTATTTTGGAATACAAAAGATTATGCAATGGCGACACAGCATAAAGTTATTATTGGTTTGCAAAGAACCGGAAAAAGTTCATATATTAAATCTTATGCTATTGAGGCAATGAAAGCAGGACATTCGGTTTTTGTTATTGACACGATAAAAATGTGTTCTGTAGCAAGTGATATAAGAGACTTTTTACCTCCTGAATTTCATGAAAAAATTATTGTATTAGATTATGGTAATCTTGATTATTTACTTCCTTTGAGTTGGAATGAATTATTAAATGATAGATCAAATAGTGCAAGACAAAAAATGATGATTGCAAGTCAAATTTCTGCTAATCTTGAATCTTTTATTGAAACTGTTGGAGGATCTACTACAGATGATAAATTATCTCCAAGAATGAGGAAATTCCTTTCGGCTGCTTCTAAGCTCGTTTTAAGTCAAGAAGGAACAAATTTAAAAGATATTTTAGATGTTTTACAAGAGAAAGAAATTAGGGACAAGTTTATTGCAAAATCAGGATTATGTGAAACAAATTTAATTGTTCAAGAGTTAAGAAGATTAGATGACCATAAAACTAATGGGACAAACTATAGTTTAGTTTCTGGGATTTCAGACAGATATTCTATTTTGCTTAATGATTATATTATGGAACAATTATTATCTGTCAAACCTAATCCAGAAATAGATTTTAAATATTGGAGTGAAAATGGTTATTGTGTGCTTATTAAAATGCCAGATTTAAAATTTGATAGAAGAAGTTTAAGACCCCTTGTGACCTTCATTTATAGTAAGATATGGCTTTCGATGTTAAGTAGAGGTGAGCAAGAAGAACCAAGAGTAACACATTGTATTTTAGATGAAGTGCATTCGTTTCCAGAGGTGTGTAATATGTTAAGATCAACTTGTAGGGAATCAGCTAAATTTGGCCTTTCTTATGTTTTTACAAATCATATGCTCACAGATTTAAAATCTTTGCTTCCTGCTATTAAAAGTTCAGGCGCATCATTTATGTTATTTAAAACAACAAAGGAAAATTATAAGATGCTTGAACAAGAATTAGCAGAAGGAGAAGTGACAATCGAAGAAGCTCTTACTACTAAAAAATATCATAGTATTAACATTGTGAACTATGATAGACAATATTCTGTGTTTACCACTAAAGCCCCTGATTTAATAGAAAAGAGATTTAAGAAATATGATAGGAGTCATTTAGATTTAGAATGCAGCAAAAGATATGGAACTCCTTTTGAAGAATAAGGAGGTGATATTATGGCAATTACTGATTATCCAATTACTTCTGACTGGAATGAAATTGATAATATGCATCCAAATGGTCACACAGGAATTGACTATGCCCTGCCACAGAATACACCATTAGAGGCAATTTCAGATGGAGTTATTATAGGAGTATCAACCAATGAAATACTAGGCAACAACATACGTTACAAGACTGCTGAAGGCGAAATTATTGTCTATGGACACTTATCTTCATTCAAAGCAAAAATAGGGGATATAGTCCATAAAGGGGATATTATTGGAATGTCGGGTGGTGATCCTAAAATACAACCATCTGGAAGGTCGAGTGGTAGTCATTTACATTTAAGTGTTTATAGCACAAATGGAATTCTTGTAGATCCGGCTCCTTATGTATTGAATCAAGTGCAACATAATAATTCTAGTCCATTTTTATTTTCTGTAATGTTGATATTATTATTTATTGTACTATGGAAATTTAGACGCTTGTTTATTTATAGCATAGCGATTTTACTAATTATATTAATCATATTCATTGTGTCGTAATAGATAAAAGGAGTGATAATATTGGGAATGATTAAAAATATTATCGACAATTTTACTAAACAAGAAATTGATATTGATGATTTGATAGATTTTATAGTCGAGGAAACACATATTAGAAGAGATACTATTGAGTTAATTTTGGACACAGAAGAAATTTATTTGAGAATGAAAGGAATTATTATTGATTAAAAACAAAGGAGTGGATATTAATGGATGAAACTTCCAGAACATTTATTGAACAAGCGATTAATTTTCTCCAATTGGCTACTGATAAACATGGTAAAATTTCAAAAGAAAAAGTAAGAATTATAAAGAATGTAATTGAGGAGTTAGAAGATGTTCTGTATGAGATGGAGTGATGAATGTCACTCTTTTCTTTTTGAGGATTATTTTTAATAAATTTTAATAAAAACTGGCATTAAAACTTGCGAAACTAATAAAATAGATTATAATAGTGTGAAAGGGTTGATTTTGTATGATTTTTAAATTTGATAAAGGTGGAAATATGAATATGGAAGGAGACATACAGGATATGGTTAAGAAGAAGGATAAGGAAAGGTTTTCTCAGATGGATATTGGTGTGGTTAATCAGGTGAAGGAAGAGGTGATGGGGATGGTAAATGAAACTCAAAGTCAAGTTGCTGTTGGATTTAATGAAGTTTTGGATGAGAATGAGGATGCAGATATGATTCAACAGCATGAAATGGAATTAGTTAAGGAAATGGAAGGTGAGAGTGATAAGGTTTGGGATAAAGGGAGCAGAGATGGTGAGGAAATGCCCCCAATGATGACTTTGAGTGAAAAAACTAAATTAGAGGAGTCAGGTGGTGGCGACAAGGAACAAATTCCGAAAGAGGAATTTAATGAAGAATATAGTGAAACTCAAAGAAAAAAAGATGAGTTAACGAAAAAACGTGAAATGAAAAAACTTAAACAAGAATTAAAACAAAATGACTTAAAATTAAAAGAAAGTACAAGTTGGTCGTTCCCTTTGGTTGTTCCATGTTCTCGTAGAGGGGAAATAAAAAAATATGTCACTGTAATATCAGCTTATGATCTTGCCTCTTGGTTTGAAAATTCCATAATAAAATTTATTCCTAGTATTCAACGTGGTTCAAAATTATCATCTTCAGGACAAGAAAAAGATAATTTTTCACCAAAACACGTAATGGAAATATTTAATGCTTTTACACAAGATAAAATTCATGGAAATACGATTGTCCTTAACTATTCACTAGACAATGAATCTGAACTTGTATATATACCTGAAGAAAACAGTATTTCTGGTGATGGTTATCTTCAAGGGGTAGATTTCAGCCATCGTGCTAGGGCTGCAGTGAAATGGAAATCGGCTTGGGTTAAGAACCCAGACCAATATGAAGACCCTAGAGAATATCAATTCAACTGCGAAGTAAATAATCTTAGTGATGACGATGCGCGTGAAATGTTCGCTGAGTACAACAATTACTCTTTAAAAGTAAATCCTACTAGAATTAGCTATTTAGGAAATACTAATTTTTCAAATAAAATTACAAGAAAAATTGAATCAGATTCAGATTGGAAAGGGAAGATTGAAACAGTTAGCACAACCATAAAATCATCAAGTCCTAATATTTGTACTTTTGGAGTATTAAATAGTGCAATACGGAAAAATTATAACCCTCAAACTAAATTAGAGCAAAAAAATATTGAAAATTGGTTAATAGAATATATTGATGAACTTGTATCAATATTTCCACAATTCATGGCTAATTCTAATTTAGAAGCTCGTAATAATTTAAAGAAGTTGTATTTCACAATTGAACCTCTCGCTATGGGAGCATTGATTGCATTGAGTGCTGTTTTAAAAGATGATCCAGATTGGAAGATTAAACTTGCTAAATTAGCAAAAGATGATTTCTTTTTAAGAACAGATAAGCGTTGGAGACCAGTCCTTAAAGAAGGTGGAAAAATTATCAATGGAACATCGAGCGTTAAGTATTTTAATGAAACTGTCATAAACTGGTGTACTAAGTAAAAATGAAAAAATAGAGGATATCACAAATTAATGTGGCATCCTCTATTTAATAAATTAAGCTTTTATTTTACCTGCAAATCTCAAATGTCCAAAGTCATAATCTTCTTCATATTTACTTGTTATTATTTTACCATTATCATAATCAAAAATAACTCTGTGAAAATCTTTAAGGACTTCTCTACCTTTTTTAAACATTTCTAATATAACTTCGTCTGTAGGAGTATAATCTCTTCTAGATATTATTCTTATTTCTTTCCATCCTTTTTTAACTAAAACAAAGAAACGTCTTTGTTCTTTTACGTCAAAATATTTTTGAGTGACATTTCCCATCTTTACATTTAAGTTATGTCCTCCACCATCATATTCACAATAAATCATTTCGTCAGGGAAAGCCATATCTAACCACAATCTATCTTCGACAGAATAATTTATTTCTCCATTAACTAAATTGCATATGTATCTTTGCATTTTTGAACTGGCTTTTCCAAATTGTTTAGTTCTTTCTTTTACATCATCAAAATGAAAATTATATTTTGTACCATATGTAATTGCATTAGATTCTTGAGTCTTTTTATTTTGACATTCATTACAACAATCTTTTTTGATAACACCATTCCTACTTCTATTAAATTCTTTCCAATGTGGAAAAATATGTTTCTCTATTCCTTCCTCTAAACAATAATCACATAATACATCTACTTTTACATGCGATCCTTTTGTCAAGTGTTCTACTTTAACTTCAAATTCATCCTTCATTCCAGTACATACATAACCTAAACCAACATAATGCATATATGTTTTTGCATTCCACGTAGCCATTACTGTTTTACTAATTAACATTATTAATCATCCTTCTTTCCCTTTAATAAAGATTTTTACAAATGGAATAAGACGCTCCACTGTTAAAGGCAGTAAGCGTCTTGTTTTACACTCAAAATTATCAAACTCTCATCCAATAATTCATCAGGTATCGATCCCTGAAGTAGTAACCAAAATTATTATTTTTATAATTCCAACTCAAACCTCCACAACCCAAAAAAGAGAAGTCCTCTCAGACTTCCCCTACAAACCAAACAATATAAAATTAAATTAAATATTCCCAAAACACAAAAATTCCTAACTACTTTAATTGTGGTTAGGAATTTATAATTCTTTCATTATGTAATTATTTCTTTATTATATTTATGTGATAATAATTTCTGCAATCATCAAAAGGTAAAAAAATTGAGGAATCCTAAAATTAATTAGAACTCCCTCACAAACAAAAGAAAGAGAGTTGTAAATGAAAATAGAAAATAATAATAATGAATCATTTACATTTGTATTGTAACATTATTTTTATATTTGTGTCAAGTGTGGTGTTTATTTATTGGTTTATATGTTTAAATGTTTGTTTGATACAATTTCCTACCACACATTGGACAATAATTAATTACCCTATCACCAAGATAACTTGAACCATTATCGTCTATTTCCAACATAATCATTAAGTTATCTTCTATATAAATGAAAAATTCTTCATCTTCATTCCATATATTACCTTTATTTGATATAATAATCTCATTAATTTCATCAGATTTATTATTAGAACAATATTTACAATTATTACTCATTAAGTATCCACTCCTTATTTATTAATTATAAGTTTTCACAAATTATAAAGGGGTATCCTTCACCATCCATTCCAAATTTCTCTTTAATAACCTTATTTGCTCTGATTCTCTTCAAACCATAAGAATCCAATATTTCCTTCAATGATTTCTTAATTTGGACTTCAGTTGTAATATATAAATATTTGTCTCTTAATTTAATCACAATTTCTCTTTCTGTTGCATACCCCTGTTCTTCGATTAATTCAAATATTGCCCTTACAATATTAAGAGTCCTTTCATCACTTTTCTTAGTTGTAGTTCTATCAACAACCTGATATGTACCTTCAACAACCTCTGTAACCTTTTTATATTGAGGGTATAATTCATTTGCCATGTCCAATCCCTCTGCTCTATAAAACATCTCCCTACTAACACCCTTCATAGTGTAATGATTCTCTTTCCATTGTTTTGCTCGTTGCTCGATTTCAGGAAATTTATTTACAGTGTATGAAGGAATAGAAAAGAAATTAATGTGATTATTTTTATCTGTATTAATACTTATTGCTTTTGCTCGCTTTAGAAACCTTTCAGGCAAATCAGCATCATCGAGTTTATTAAGTAATTTATGATAAGTTAAAACCACTAATTTTTGATATATTTTATTTATAGAGTTAGGACTAATTCCCATTTGTTTAGCAAAATAATTAGCACTAGTAAAGAATGCTACATGACCATCTTCGTCTGTTAAGTTTTCATTCCTTACATTATCCATAGCAATCCATATTAATTTCTCAAGATAATGTTTTATATTTTTGATATTCTTGTTAGCTTGAGGACAATTTTCTTCAAATTCTATATCACCATTTAATACTCTTAAATTTTCATGCAATATTTCTTTTTGTTCTTTCTGCCAATCTGTTTCCATAATTTCAAGATTGAACATTTCTTTAATAAATTTATAAGTTTTTGGTCTACTTTGGAAATTAGCTAATCTTTCAATAACTCCAATAATATTGTAAGTTATACCACAATTACTACTATGGCATTTATAAATCCATGCTCCATCGTCTGCTTGAAATATTCCTGCTGAATTATTATTATCATTGTGGAATATACATTTAATAGAACTTGGATAATGGAACTCTAATAATTCTCCTAAATTAATCTCTTTTCTAATATAATCAATAAATTCTTGATTAGTCTCAAATATCTTTTTATCTCCTGAACCATATTTCTCCTTTAAATACTTAATATTTCTATTGCTTATTGCTTCAATAGTATAAGTATTGGATTCAAGAGGAGGGGTTTTAGGGGTACTAGATAATATAGGTATTATTATTTTATCATTATTATCTAGTACCCCTTTTCTTGAATTACTATTATTGAGAGTAATAGTTTTATTATTAGATTGTTGTTTAATTTCCTTTGCCTCTATGCCCTTACTTATCTCTATAATGTTGTTACTATTTAATATATTACCACTATTAAAAGGCATTGTTTTACCAGCATAATAAAATCTATTTAAATTTTTACAAGATGGATCAGATTCGCCCATCATTTCCATAAAATATAAATGTATTCTTTTAGCTGTCTCAAAATCAGTAATTACCTTATCAAGTATAAATACCAATCTCATTTTATGTTGTTCTTCTTTATGACTAAAAGAGGTATATATAAAATTAGGTATTAAATTAATATCTTTACAATGTTTAATAATATCATCATAACTTTTATGTTGTTTACTTCCTACTAGAAATCTTACTTTTGTCTTTTTCCCTTCAACTAATTTTACAGAATCATTTAGAACAATATCGTCAGTTAAATTTCCTTCATTATCAATATCAATCATAAATACTTGTTGAGATATCCATTCACTTTCTTGCTTACCACAATAGGATGGCCTAACTGTCTTGCCCTCAAGAATACTAGTTTTTATCTCTTCGATGGAGTATTCTTTCATAATATCAATTGTCATTCTTTTTGTTATGTCCGATGGATCATAACCTTTCGGTTTAGTTTGATAACCTACTGTGTCAATTATTAATTTGATTTCCATTTTTACAACATCTCCTTCAATATTTTATTTGTTTCCTTAATTTTAAAAAGAGCAGACAAAGTGTTAAGGATTACACTCTTTTGGATGGCCTATCCTAGTCTGCTGTTGTGTATATTTCAACACAAAAAAGATGCACTCCCAAAAACGAAATGCATCAATTTCTATTGAAATATTATTTGTTTTTAAACATTGTGTAAGGATCGCCTTTGTTACCTGTGCCAACCTTAACAGGTAGAATTCCCTTAGAAAAATAGAATTGTGATTGTTGAGGGTTGTAAATATAAACGAATTCTTTTTCTTTAGTAATCATATAATTTAAATCTCCTTTGTTTTTTTTATTGTGATATAATTATTAAAAGGAGTCATCCAAATTGGACAACCCCCTTAACGCCACATATTATTTATTTAACTGTCTATATCCCCGGTCCATCTAAATTCAGCATCATCTTCAAATAATTTATTATATAATTCAGTCAACCCTATACTATAAACATCTACAAGTTCATCATTATTATCAATTACACTAACATTGAATGTGTGATTAGAATGATCAATTCCCATATCCATGAAAAAACCTTCGTTATTTAGTAGTGATTTAATTTCTTCAATTCTTGATTTGCTCATATTTATTCCTCCCAATTATTTATTATTTATTTATTAACTATTAGTACCCGAATCCATTTTAATAAAATATTTTTCCCAATGATCTGTTATCTTTTTAAATCTTTCTTCTTTGTAAAATTCCTTACCCTGATACCATTTTCTAACAGGCTTATCATTCTTATCTTTATTACAACTTTGGCAAGCTGGAATTATATCATAGATAATATCACTACTATGTTCTTTAGATTGTGCTATGACATGCTCAGGAATCAAGTGATTATTCTCATCTTCTTCCTTGCCACAATATGCACAACAATTATCAAACTCATTCTTTATTTTCTCAAACTCAACATCATTTTTGGTATATCCATTTAAATCAATCCAATGTCCTTTATCTGATTTTACGATTCTTCCAATTAAGACTCCATTAACAAATTTCTCAACTAAATCAATTCCATATTCTCTTAATATGTATTGCTTAGTATTACCAACAGTTTTAGGGAATTTAACTCCTAACCAATCTTCTAATGCTTTATAGCAATACGAATATTGAGATGGTTCTTGATAAATATTAAATTTATATCCAAACTTATGTATTAAATCATTGAACAAATAACTAGGATTTTTATATTGTTTAAATACAACAGTCTCCTTTAATTCAGAAATTGTTGCATTTGCATTGTCTAATTTAACTTCTAAATTATTTACTCTATTGTTTAACCAATTCATATTATCAATTAGTTCAACATTTTGTTGAGTGATGCTTTCTAATTTATTAATATTGATTTCCATAAATGATTGCATCTTTAATTCTATATCTGCATTATTCTCAACATTGAGTAAATAAGTTCTAACTTGTTTTGCTATTATACTATCTCTCAAAAGCATACCTAATCTAAGAATACTTCTCCTTGGAAGAATTGTTAAAGATCCTGCTCTTGACTCAATTTGACTCTCCGCTTTCAAAGCGGAAAGTTCTTTTCCTTTTAAAACCTTCATTCCGTCATCAGTTAATTCATCTTTATTATGTCTAATATGGCTTTCTATAGCATCTATATTAACTTCATAATAATTTGCTACATCTTTAACTGTTGTGTGAAGATTATCTGGCAACAAAACTAGTGCTTTTACTTTTTCTAAGACATAATCTTTATCCATATATTGATCTCTCATTGTTTTTGACTCTACCAACATTAACTCATTATTATTATTATTTTCCATTATTAAAACAACCTTCTTTCTTTATAATTTATTTTTTGTAATTATTGATAATATTTCTAAGTAATTCTCCATCTCTAAACAGATATACATTTCTTCCACCATTTTTTGCATCAATTCTAATACTGTGCATTGGGAATCCATTCATTAGAATAAATCCTGCTAACCTTTGTGAAAAACAATTGTATAGTTCCAACTTTCTCACCTCCTTTCAATAAATCAATTAAATCTGGACATAAATAAAAGAGAGAATCTTAAATTAATAAAATTCTCTCAAATCGAACTAAATCGCCTAATATTTGATTTTATAACCTATTTTACCTCTCTCATGCTTCCATTATCTCTTGATTCCTTCTATTTACTACCTAGTCTATACCTACCCTATGAATTGAGAATTTTCTGGGATTTATGTTTTAATTGTTTTATTTCTCCAATATTAATAGAATTATAAGAAAAATAAAATATCCTATAATACATCCAACAATTATGTACTTCATATCTTGTCACCTTAATACAAATTACAATATTTACCACATTTACAACCTTACTACACCAACACTTTCAGGCCCACAATAAATTGAAATGCACAAAAACAACCCTAGAATCAATCAGAACTATCTTATAGCATAATTGTTCCACTCAATAAATCAAGACGCTTAAATGGGCCTCTAATTTGTGATATCTTACATTTATTAATATTCAATTAAATCAAATTTTAATAAAATTTTTCTTACACCAAAATAAATTTCTACACAAAAATTTGTATATAATTTATCAACTTGATTAATAAAATTTTTCATTATTGTCATAATTATTTCTCCTCTGTGATAGATTTATTTACAGTTTCTATAACTGATTTAACTGCCAATTCCGCATCGTTTGTTGCTTTGACTAAAACTTTATCATATGTTTCTTTCATCATTTCTTCAGGAATAGAAATTGTATTTGTTGATGTTTCTTCTTTAATATTATTTTCAATTAATTCTGTTACAGGAATATCAGGTTGAACAATTACATTATCTAACTCATTTAAACCCTTCTTAACTTCTAATACACTACTCTCCAATAATAGTCTCCATTGATTATCATCTAATTTTACTCCGTACTTTTTAGCTAATTGATTTGCTGAATTTAAAGCAGAACTTAGTTTTACACTATTATCAATTCCTAAATCCTTTGAGACTTGATTTACGTAAGTAACTGCATTTGTAGCTATAATTTTTGCTGTATTAAGTTGTTTAGCGTTTGTATGTTGTCTGATGAATGAGACTAAATATGCGATTACAACTGGCAAACCAGTAGTGATAATTGTGAGTAAAGTGTTATAAACTAAAGTATTAAAATCCATTTAATTCATCTCCTAATTTTCTTATTTTTTATTACATAGAAATTTTAATTCCGTATTTATTAGCTAAATATCCCGCTATACAAGCTCCTAAAATAGCTAATACTTTAATAATTATATCTTTTTTATTATTATCTTTTGTTTTTATTACTTCTGTATTTTTTGCATTTTCTGATTTTGTAATCTCAGTGTCTTTAATGTCTTTTGATTTAATTATCTCTGTATTATTATTACTGGTGTTAAGTACGAGTTGTGTCATTAAATTGGTCATCGAACTGGTGGTTTGCAAATAATTATTTTCGAAACGTACTAATGTGCCTTTGATATCCTTAACCTGTTCTTCTAGTCCAAACATTTTTTCTTTTGTAGTAGCTGTGTCAATTTCTAACTTAATAATCCTGCAACCGTGGTCGTCTAATATTTCCTTGACTTCATTATCATCCAAACTCACATCTAACACCTCTTTCGTAATTAACATTTGACTTTGCCCCTTTCTTATGATATATTGTTTATAGGTTGCATCTCTAGTACAGATGTATCCCTAGACAAGTTACAGAAATTGGGCAATTTTTCTGTACTTGTCATACATATGACAACTAAGTAAATAAAATTAATAATTTCACTAAAGTTTAAACATTTACTAAAATTAATAATTTCACTAAAGTTTAAACATTTACTAAAATTTAATAATTTTACTAAATGTTTAAATAAAATTAAATTAACTTTAGTGGATTATATTTAAAGAGATATAATTTATAATTACATCTCTAATTTGAGTTTTTATTTAATAATATTAAGCAAGTTCTAATCTTTTGGTAGCATATCCCAATTTTATAATATCCTTAATTAATTGATCTGCTTTTGAATCTAACACCCTCACTGATAAATATACATCTTTATCTACTTTTGTTGTTGCATCTGCCACTTTATAAACAACTCCCTTATTATTTTTCAACTCAATAATCTTTGCATCAATGGCATCACATAATTGTTTCCATGTTTTCCCCATTCTCGTTAAATAACCATAAGGATCTGTATGGTCGATCCCCTTGTATAATGATCTTAATCCATTATGTGACCAAACATTATCATCAACATTCCAATTGTGTTTAATACATAAATCAGCAACAAACCAAACTGTTTTATTCCATACAATTTCAAATTGAGCTTTATCTGCTGTTTCACACATTTCTATTCCTAACCACTCTCTATTACCTTGCCAATTACCTGTATGCCATGCCATTTCATTTTCAGGAATAAATTGATATATTTCTTCTCCAATCCAATCTGCAATAAAGTGGACAGATGATTGTCTATCTGCGTTGTTCCAATAATTATAATGATTTAGAGAATTTGCTTCAATATTTGCTGTGCTGTGGATTACGATTCCTTTAAGATTAATAAATTTTTCTTTTGGTCTATTCATTGATATTAATTGTTGTTTAATATAATATAACATAATTATTTTCACCTTCCTTAATAATAAACATTTTTTAAAAGAGATTATTATAAAAACCATCCTCCAATATAAATCCACTATTTCTAGGATGTTATTTTAACAACTTTCAACAAATATTAACTTATCTGAACTAACTATATCTTGTGGATTAGGATATCTTTTCTTCACAAGTCTACAATTTGCTTTAGAATAACTATCATTAACTAATTCACTGCATATGTCTGCTTTAGAATCTATAAATCTAAATTTAAATTTAAAAATTTGCTTTAAGAATAGAAAAAACAACAACAAATAATCATACTTTTGTCCGATACGTGAGATTGCATAATCACAAATTTCTTTACGTTGAGATTCTGTTAAAAAATTACATGTGTAAATATCCATACCGCCTTTATAATCTGAGATATTGCGATAGCGAATATGTCCCACATATCCATCTGCCTCCACTAATTGAGTAGGAGAGACTACTATGGCAACATGACTATATTTGCTAGATGTAATTGCTCTAATTGCTTCTGAAACTATTGAATTTGAACGATACGCCACCACATCTCCAATCTTAATATTTTCCATTATTTTAATTCACCTCCAATACAAAAATTGAGAGAAGAAATCAAATCTTCTCTCAATACTTAAAACCCGTATTTTCAGGGATTATTCTACCAATTAATAATTTCAGCTTTTGCGATAGTATCACAATTTATATCTTCAATTCCAGCTTTCAATCCAAAATACTTCATTAATAAACCTTCTTTATGTGTTTTTGCTTCTTTAAAGATTACTAAGAATTGCTCTCTTGTAAACATTGCTAATCCTGCGTCAGATGTATTAAAAGCGATTGAATTTAATTCAGGGTAAAGAGCGAGTGACAAACCCGTTTGAGTCATATTGTTTTGGTAGTCAGCATTTAATGGAAAAATATGTCCTGTAGATTCTGAAACAAATCCATTCTCAATTTCTGCTGTACATTGTTGAAAGAGTTTTTCTATTTTCCAAACTTTGTATTCTAAAAGCGTGTTTGGAATTGCTAATTCTGATATTTCCGTATATACCCCATTTTCTAATATTTGCATATATTATTTTACTCCTTTTTAATAATTTATTAATTATCTCAACCAATATCTACATATTTTCCAAAACAATTTGTCTCCATTAATAAATCATATGCTTTTCTAAAATTTCCTTCACATATGATAAGTGCTTTTTTGATATCCATAATTCCATGTCCTGTAAGTTCACGAAATTCTTTTATCATTTTTGCAGTTATAGTTGTTGTTTTATAATCTATTGAATTCAACTTTTTCCTATATTCAGGTGCATGTAATTCTTCTACAATTGGAATCATACCAAGAGTAATTATTTCATCACTCTTGGTTTCATAATGTTTATTGTAAATTGGACAATCTGCTGTTAATAACATTTAATTTGTCACTTCTTTCTTAACCCAATGCTCCTAGCAATTTAGTAACATATTTTTCTACACCAGTATTTGCCCTAGTCATCACGATTCTCTGAGCAATTTTACTTCCAACAGGAGCAAATATTGTATATTGATCTTCTTTGGTGTCAACATCGACTACTGTAGTTTTTTTAGTAGGGGTTAGAAATATCTCATTACCTGAGTTGATTATTGAGAATTTAGAGTCAATTGTGAAATTTACATCGTTACTATACTGTATCCAAGAGGCAATTTGTCCTGAACTTACAGCAGGAGTAATATTATAAACTACTGACTCTTCTAAAAGTGGCAAAAAGGTAATATCTGACCACAAACCAAAAAATTTAACAACACTGCTACTCATATAAATAATCAATGGCTTACTAAAATTAACTCCACTCGAATTATCTAACGCACTTGCATTAGTACCTGCTCCAATAGTTGTTAATCCACCAAAAGTAGTTGTTCCATTTAAGCAAACTTGATAAACTAATGTTCCATTATCTTCATAAATAGCATAAATATTTCCACTTGAATCTTCTGTTAAGGATACATTTTTACGGTCAACTGTATTTCCTGTTGTGATTTTAGTAGCTGTATTCCATGTTGCACCAGAATCATCTGAATAGTTAACTCTTACGTTTTGTTTTATTGTATCGGTAGAATCTAATCCGTGCCATCCAGTCCAAATTCGTCCGATGTTTGACCCATATTTTTTGGTTAGCGAGGAGGGATTGGATTGAATATAAGAAGTCGCTCCTGCATTATAAACGTATACTCCACCATTCCAAGAGGAGCCAGAATAAGAGTAACACAAGATGCCATGTTCGCTGGTTGAATAATTAAGATCACAAATAATCCTTGGATTTCCATTGTTTAAACAAACTATTGAAGGATTCTTTAAATCTTCATTAACTGTGTTTAAAGTAGTAATCTGTGTCACAGCACTCCAAGTAACCCCGCCATCTGTAGATTTTGAATATCTAATATTGAAACTATTGGGATATGTGGCATTTTTACTACACCATGTAGCATAGAGATAACCGAGGGAGTCTATTGCTATGGAACAACCTGAACCAAGTGCTGTCTGAGATTCCAAAGTATAAGCTCCTAGATTGACGTTTGAAACGGTTGTGGCATCAAATGAGTTATAGTTTATAGTTAAAGTCGATTGACGACTAATTAAAAACCAAACTTTAGTACCTGAACTAACTAAAGCAAAACTACTACCTGCGCCTATGGTTTCAGACGTACATAATTGAGTATATATAGAACTATTATCTTTCGATACGTAAAATCTTAAGGTATTTCCAGTAGAGTCATAAACTCCTGCAACCAACCACCCATTACTCAACCTAACTAACTTCCTACCACCATTACCACTTGTATCATACGCACTTGCAACAACAGTTGTAGGAGTAGACCTATCATAAGTTGTTGATGATGTGAAACCTGATGAAAACCCTAATCTGCCATTTACAGTATCAACATTACCTAAACTACGATAGCACCAAACATTAGTTTTATAGTTGTTTTGTAAAGGTGTTACTTCTAGGTGAGGGTCATAAGTTGTTGTTGAGAAAATGCCTCGGAATTTTACTGAAGGTGTTTGATTGTCCTGATAGATACAAATTGGGTCAGTGAAGTTTTGGTAATTAGAACAGATTGAAGGATGCAAAGCATCAGCAGTTGTATTAGTTGTAAGGTTGATGATTGAACCCCATAAACCACTAGAATAAACAATTTTTCTAATCTGTGCATATGTTGCAGATTCTGTAAAACGTGCTCTCCACAAAACATACAGATTATTGACATTATCAAAAGTAATTGAGGGAATATATTGAGAATAAGTGTTGCCAGTTGTTAGTTTTAGCATAGCACTCCATGTAACTCCACCATCAGTTGACTTAGAATAACGAATATTAGAAGCTGATGATTCAGTCACGTCTAATCCATACCAAATCACGTGAATAACTCCATCACTGGTAACACAAGCATTTGGTGTAGATTGAGTGTAAGTTGAGTAATAAATATCATACCTAGTCCATAAACTACCATTGTAGTTTAGATTGCGTACATAGCGATTAGTCCCATCAGTCCAAGCATAAACTATATTTGGATTACCATTTTGCATTACTATACACGGGGAGCTACAGTCATTCCCTGAAGCATTGAATGATTGTAATTGCTGAACACTACCCCACGTTACACTACCATCACCTGCAATTGTGCCTTTTGCATAGCGAATGTTGAAACTATTGGGATATGAACTGTTTTTTGAACACCAACAAGCGTGTAGTTCTGTTCCTGTTGAGTTAATTGCTAGGGAACAGGTGCCCATTGTGGTCTGCGTAGATTCAATAGTTGTTCCAACAGCACTTCCGTCTGTACTTATACGATAAACCTGTTCACCCCAGTTATTAAAGTTAACCATAACGTAGACATAGTTCCCGTGTGCACATGTAGCTATTCCCTGAACTGAAGTAAATCCTGATGATAATGCATTATGTAATACTGTCCATGTGGCACCATTGTCTATACTTTTGTAGCATATAAACCCAGTAGTGGATATTTGAACTGTAGACACTATCCACCCATTGCTCAAAACCTGTGGTCTAGCTGAAGCAGAGGTAGTATAAGCAGAAGCAACAACAGTAGTAGGTGTGCTTCTGTCATAAGTTGCATTTTCTGTACTAATTCCACCATTTGTCACTGTTACATATTCTTTATTCACATCATCTTGAATGGTGATTTGTTGCCCTGTTGCAAACCATTTAGTTGATGCAGTTGATGTGTCAACTTTAGATATTAGATTTGTGTCACCTGCTGTTAAGGGGGATGTTGCTTTGGTTTTTGTTGTGTCTAATATTCCAGTTGAATAAGTTGTGATTCCGTTAAATAAGTCAAAAAATCCTGCTGACATACCTGATGTTCTATTGGATATTGCAGCTAGGGCAGCACCATTTGCAGCTAATTTTTCCATATCTAGATATTTTTGTTTACTTATTCCCCCAAGATACCCACCTATTTGTAAAGCATTCTCAATATTACTCATTAACTCATCACCTCATTTGAAGAAATAACATAACTTCCATCTGTACTCCATACTACTGTTGCTGTATTTGTTGTTTCTAATACAGATGATGAAGAATATAATTTTGTTACTATTGTTTGTGGTTTATCATTTGAGTTGAAATTAGAATAATCAATTGTTTTATATGTTGATGTATCTGAGCGAGTGTAAGTTATATTTGTTGTTCTGCTATTTATGTCTTGAGTTGATGTCATTATTAAAGCAGAGGAACCATTTAAAACAGAGATTTTATCGTAATTAGTATCTGTCGTATTTTTTATTTTCCGCTTATCTGTAATATTTGCAGTAATAATAATTGTAGCATTTGCTGCCACACTAATTTCTGCTAATAAAAATCCTCCTGCAGGAGTAGTTGGCACAACAGGAGAAACATTAGGTGTTCCTGCTAAGTAAGCAATTACCCCAGAACTATTTACATAAACAATATCAATTCTAGGATTAGTAACATCTGAAGCAGTTATTGCTAAAGTTGGACTTGCAGTTGGAACATATCTAACTCCATTCGCCATATGAACTGTTCCTGTCGCAACATTTACTGTCATGTCAGGTGTGGATTGAGTTGTTGTTGTTAGACCTGATATGATGCCGTAGCCTGAACTCTCTAATGATAGGGGATAAACAGAATCAATTGAATCTTGAACAGATTGAACCAATTTGTCTAATGTTACCGATCCTGTTTGAATTAAACTACCATCATTAAATGTAATTGCTTGTATTAAATTCTTAATAACTACAAAATTAAAAACAATAGGAATATCAACAGTACCATCCCATGTACCACCACCAGTAATATTAATTGAAATTCCATTCGCATCAATTGTATAATCTTGACCAACTTCTTGATAAACAGAATTTTTATATACAAATAAAGAATCATTATTTACATTAAATGCGGTTATTCCTCCCGAAACGAAGACAATATTGCTCACATTTATAGAAAGTGTAACCGTATTCCTTAATGTGGTGAAAGTTACACTTGCACCTTGAGCAACTGCTAAAGAAAAATAAGTAGTATTAGTCGGGAGAAATCCAGTTGTATTATCTTGTAAGCAAGCATAAAGACTTCCATTGTATTGAACTGCCTGATCCTTCATATATGTTACAGTTGGGCTATAAGTCCCGATAAACTGGAGTCCCACACCTGGAATTCCCTGTTGCCCATCTTGGCCTTGTACTCCACGAATCGACAAAACTCCCCAATAAGTTGTATCAACAGGAGGATATGCTTGGGATGGTTGTTGATTTGTATGACTTTGAATACAATAAAAGGCACTTCCATTTGAATATACAATATCTATAAAATCTTGATTATTAACATAAGCCGTTATACCATTCCATGCAGAAAGTGGTCTTAAACTTACTCCTTTCTTTGCAATTAATGTCCACCAAGTATCTAACTCTCCACCAATAGGAGAATGATTTAAATTCGTATTTTGCTTTGACATAAAAGATTGACCATTAAGCGTTACAATTTGAAATTGCTTATATGTAGTTAAATTCGACCATATTCCTTGATCTGATAAATTAATAAAATTTAAAAGTAAACCTTCCATTGAAGACAATGCTTGTGCAAATTTATTCCATTTATCTGGATCAATAATATAACTTTGTAATGCAATTGTTAAATTATTGAGTTCAATTTGCTCGGCTTCCGATAATGACGCTTGTAATTTAAGAGTTTGAAATCTGGCAGCATTAATTTTTTGAGAAGGGGGCAAATCTACTAATATTTCGAAAATGTCTGGAATGTATCCATTTGCTTGCGTAAAAGTAGTAAGATTGGACAATTAAACAACCTCCGTTTCTGTATAAAATTTATTTCCAGTTTTTAAATAATAAAACTCCTGAAAATCTTCAGGAGTAAAATTAGCACTACCATAAATACTATGAAACTCTTCATGTAATTCTTTTGTTAAACAAACACCTAAACCATATTTTGATTGTAATTCCAGAAACGTTGCTGTAATTAATTCCAAAGTATTTTCATCATAATCATTCAAATCATCGTAAAAGGTAATATAATTTAATAATTCTATAGTTTCTTCGACAATTTTATGGAATGGATATAAATGGTGTATATTATCAAATTTTTTACCAGTTATTACACATTCATAATTACAAACTGTCATAGATTCATTTTTCCATTCTATCATTTTACATGTTCTTATATATCGTTTTAATGATTGATTGCCTTTCCAATTAGGATGATTCTTACCAGTCCAAGAACGAAGAATATCATCATGTATACACCCACAACTTTTTGTATTACCACTAATTAAAGCAGAAGTTGGTAAGGTTAATTTATTACCACAAATACATTGACAATCCCATGATACACAATCACGAATCCTTTCTTTAGAAAACCCCAAAACTGTCAATCTTCCATATTGATTACCTGTAATATCATTATAATTATTGTGGAGATATTCACTTCTATAGCAACCACAAGAGATAGTATTTCCAGATGTTAATGCTTGAGAAGTAACATATGTAGGCGGTGTACCACAATCACAAACACACTCCCATAGTGGTTTCGTATATGCCGTACCAATTCTTTTAATAACCGTTAATCTACCAAACCTTTGATTAGTTAAATCTTCAATTAAAGGTGAAGGTATTCCTCTTTTAGCTAATCCTGCATTAGTCATAGGGCATTCTCTACAAGTAATATCTGGTTTACTCAATAAAACATTAGAACTAGTTTCATAATCATTTCCACAATCACATCTAACTTTCCAGAAAGAAGATTTTTGCTTCTTTTCTTTTTCTTTATCTTTTGATCGTTCTAAGACAATAAGAGTTCCATATTTATCACCAATTTTTATATCATGTTTATCATGACACGATGATAAAGTTTTTCCATTTAAAAAATTTCCAATATACTTATTTTTCTCTTTGCCACAAGTACAAACACAAACCCATAATGATTTCCCTATATACTCTTTTACCGTCCATGCACCAAAAACTTGACCAGTATAATCAATATTAGGAATACCTTTCTTAGACATATAATCAATCACACTCCTTAAATTACACTCAACCAACTAAAAATATAAAAAGACAAGCAGAAAATTCTCTATGAGTGTTCAATAGAGAAGTCAGGTGTACATCCTGTCTACTTGTCAAAATCATTAATATTAAATTACTACCACTTGTTACTGATATACCTTAAATCCACTTATCGACATCTGTGCATCAAATTTTAAATCTATTCCAATGCTATTTACACAATAAATGCCCTCCAATCCATCTTCGGTCGAATTGAAATTTATATTATTTTCAACATCTAAGAAATATATTGGCACAGTTGAAACACTAACTTGTTCATTAAAATTACCATGTTTAAATAATTGATATTGCCCATTAATCAAACATTGCTCATTGGTAAAATAATTATCATCCTTGATAACTAATGCCTTCTTACCAATCTTAGCAATTGAAAATGGAGAATTTATATCATTATTTTCCACAATAGCAGATGCAATTGTTCCATCATTATTAGTTCTTCCTATTACTTTTATATAATTCTTTACGTTCGAGTAATCTGTAGAAACTTGACTGTTAATTCTAAAATCTGCTTTATCCAAAAAATTCCAGACGATATTATCATTTAAAGTATTAGGTGTTTTTCTAAAAACGAATCTTCCATTAATATCATAAAAACAAGACCATGAAAGATATAACTCTTTAACTTTCTGCACAACATCTAAAACAGTTTGATCTGGAGAAAATTCCAAATCATATGGAAGGTAATAAGGGGATGTATCTATAGACATACTTTGTTCTCCACCCAACGTACCAACAACTAATTTCATTACATCTGAAATAGGAGTGTTAGAATTAAGAACCGTTATCATTTCTAATGGTATATTTTCAAGTAAATACATTTTGTCTACTAAGTCTAGAGATATTGTTTTTCCATCAGAAGAAGAATCTATAGATACATTTTTAATCATAAAAACACCCATACAATAAGGATGTTTAACACTTAAATAATCTTCAATTTCGATCCATAATTTCAATTTATTATTTATAGCCAATTTTGATTGCTGAGAGGGAAGCAGTGTTGTCGACAATAAGAATTTGATGTTCCCTGTACGTCTTATTAAACTATCACCAGAAACGTTTATATTCCCTGATAAACTTACACCCGTAAGAACATCAATTTTAGCATCTGAAGAATTAAGTAATTCTACCTTTACATTTAAAATTCTAGTAGATTGCAAATGAGCATTATATTCTGCTTGTGTTATATTTGCCATTTAATTGTTTATCACCCAATTTCTTTTAAAAAATTATCAAATTAAATTGTTGTTAGTCCTTCTAATAAACCTGCATTTATAAGTATATCGGTATCCTCGTAATTTCCAATTTCAGCAAGAGCAAATGAAACCTTTGAAATACCGTTTATTCCATTTTGATGTTCTTCAGTAGGATTGCCGAGTAATGATACTAAAAATATATTACCGTTTCCATCTCTATAAATTTTAGGTTTTTTATTCTTCAAGAAATTAAAAAGTTTGTTCCTTGTTAATTTCTCTTGTTTAATATCAATTTTTCCTCCAGAATTATAAGTTGTATCCGAAACAGAAGTGCTTTTTATATCAAATTTGACATAATCAGAATTTCCAAAAACTATAGTTGGGTATTGAGCGTTTAAAGGCATTAGTTCTGTGCTCTGAGTAATATGTTCGTGACTTCCATACTCAACATCAAAAATCAATGAATAGTTATTATCCTTATCTGAGAGAAATACCCCATCGAACAAAACTGTCACAGTAGGACTAATCACACGATTACCTTGAACTTCGTTAACCATAGGTAAAAGTGAGTATTCATAATCAAAATCACAAGCAACATATTTATCTATTGCTTCATAAAATGTACTTGTTCCATCATATGTTATTTGAGAAACATCCGACCAATATAATTCATCTGCTTTTCTTTTTTGAAATAAAATATGATCTATGACAAGACCATTGCTCGTAATTGACCCACCCTCAAGAGAATCATCACTAAAAGGAGCATCTAACACAGTTTTATAACCCCATACAGTAGGTTTTGCTATAGAATCAGTAATTTCAGTATCTTCATCAATATATATTTCATCTACAACAGAATTGCTTAATTCCGTTTTATAAAATGATGGTAAAGCGACAGTAGTTTGAAAGCAATCGCCTTGAAAAAAATTAAGTCCAATTAACATTTATTATTTTCACCTCAATTCCTAAATAACCAATTGTTGTGTAATTTCTAAAGCATTACTCAAAGATTGTAAATAAATCATAAATTCAATGTTAGTTCCAACCACTAAAACATTACTAATAAAATGAGGAATTATTGTAGTTAATCCATTCAAATATTTAAAACCATGAATCTGATTATTATACTTAATTAATTCAATTTTCCCATATTCAGAAACTAATTTTAAAAATACTGTGTCATCAGGAATATTTTTACACCATAATTTCAATATAAAATCTGAGCCTAATTGAAATCCATCTTGAAAACTAATTTGCCCACTAGTTAAATTAATCCAATCATTATTAATAAATGTAACTGTTCCAGAATCAATTTGACCGATTTCTTGGATAAGTTGTACTGATAATTTTATTGCACCTTGAGATGGAAGATTTTCAACATTAAGTGTTGTGATTAATCTAGGTGTGATAAAAAAAGGAGTAAACGCAATTAAACCAGAAGTTGAAAGTTGCGAATGTATTGAAATTCCTTTTACTTCTAAATAATATAATTCTTCATTTTCTAATCCAGTTATTTCTTGTGAAATTGGTGGAATTGTACCATTAGAAAATTGCTCAGAATATGTTTGAAGTAAATTTTGATTAGAATTATATAATAGGAATTTATATGACTGTAATAACTCATTTTCTAATTGACTATACGTTGCTGTAAAATTTATTGTTGAATTATAAACTTTATTATTGATATCTATTGTTGGAATAAGAATAGTAGGGGATGATAATACATAAAAATAAATCCAATCAGAGAAGTTTGACCAATTGTTAGCAACGTCACCAACACGAATTTTTGCTTTATATTCTACACCGTTAATAAGAGAGTTAATAGGCAATGGATGATTAAGAGCAAAAGATTGGATAGTTTGATCATACGAAACTGAATTATCAATATTTTTTTGTATGACTAAGTTATTTTGAGTTGCTTGATTGCTACCCGAATAAGAAAATATAAAATTTTGTGCTTGAGTTGATGGAAAGGGCAAAATAATACTAAGTAATGGAGTTGTGAGAGACAATTATTTTCACCACCTTTATTTTTAATATTTAAATTATTATATTTACTTGTATCTATGGTCTTTTACAGTCAATAAATTTCTCAGAAAAATTTCCATTCACTATACAAATATAAACTATATCTCCAACAATTAAGGTTAATCCTTCTCTTGTTTTTATATTTGTTAATGTATCACCGTTGTATGTTAAATTATATGTACCATCTACATTAACCACAGTAATTTTTCCTGTTATATAATAATTATATTTGAAGTTTCTTAATCTTTCAGCAATTAATATATCAATTGATTCCATTAAAATTTCTTTTTGATTTGACATTATTTTTTATCATTCCTTTTTGTGAAGATTTATTTTGTTTTGTTTTATTGATTAAAATGCTTTTTATAAGTTTGATTAATCTGGTCTCCTGTTACATCAATATATCCCATAGTAGTAGAAACTGAACTGTGTCCCATAATTTCTTTTATAACACTTAAATTAGCACCGCTAGAAGTCATATTACTACATAATGAATGACGAAAAACATGTGGATGTAATGGTTTAGTTATTCCTGAACGCAAAGCAATAATTCTAATTTCTCTTTGTATTCCTTTCATTGATAATTTTCTATATGGTTTCCTAACTGTTATAAATAAAGCAGAATCATTATCTGTTCTAGATGCTAAGTATTTATTCAAATAAAACTTTGCTTTAAATCCAAAATGAACGATTCTTTCTTTATTTCCTTTGCCTATTATATGTATTGTCATATTCGCCCAATTAATATCTGTAAATCTATTAATATTGTATATTTCTTGAAGTCTACACCCTGTAGCATACATGATATTTACCATAGTCTTTTCTCTAAGAGTTACACAAGATTCTCTTATTAGTTCTAATTCCTCAATATTTAGTGATTTAGGTAAACGTTTTTCTTTTTTAGGTGTTTTAATTATACAAGCATTGTCTTTTATAATAATATCTTCATTTCTTAACCAACTGAAGAAGGTTTTTAATATGGAGATTTTTTTAGATAGAGAACTAATTTTAAGTTTATCCCACTTGCTTAGATATACTCTAATATCATTTGTTGTAATGTCATCTGCTTTTTTCTTTACATGTTTTGCAAAAATAGATAATTCTAACTTATAACTTTTTAGAGTAGAATCGCTTAGTCTCTCTAATTTTTTACCTGCTAAAAATAATTCTGCCTTTTCTAATAAGTCTGTATAGTCGTCCGTGTAAGTTGTCATTGAAATGTTATATTTTGATATTACAGAGAATAAACTATGTATTTCTGCTTCTGTGTTTAATTGCGGAAAATTGTTTATTATTTCTTGTTGGAGTAAGTCATTATAAATTGACATAGTATGTACCAATTCCTTTCTTTTTATTCATTTGTTCTCTAAAGAAATAATATCATACTATGCCAATTTATACAAGGAAAATAATTATTTATTAGTTTTAGTTAGTTAGTGATGCTGTTGAGATTAAATGTTTTAACTCTTCGGGACAATTATCCAAATAATAAAAGTAATATCCATGTGTTTTATTTAAAGTTCCAGCTAAACATCTACTAATATTTCCCCTATGTGCTTTTGTATCTCTGCTACAATAAGTCTGATTATACCAAGTGCCTATGTATTTATTATTTTCATTAAACACTACAAATTCTCTTGTGTTTCTAACTCTTTTTAATCTATTATCTAGATTTTCTTTTGTAAAATCATCTTTATAAATAAGAATAAAATCACCAACTGATGGTCTCCTATTTGTTAATGATTGATTAGCATCCGATGTAGTTATATTATTCTCTATACAAAATAAAAACCTATTATCAGATTCTTCAATAAAGTTACCAAGTTTATCAAATACTAAGAGATTTCTATCATCATGCTGTGTACGTAAATACTCAATATGCTCTTCTTTTGATGGTTTATGAATTTTTTGACCACCAACAGTCATATTATACCCATTATTGCCATATGTTCCAAAGTGGTCAATCCAATATGTTTCTTTATAATCAAGTTCCTCTGGAGAATCGGCATAGTCAAGTTCTTCCCATATGAAATTTTCCGCACCGTATTTTTTCATTGCTCTTTGAAAAATATATTTTTGTTGACTAATAGAATTAATATGCTCTCTTTTTCTTTTTTCTAATGTACAAGTAGTTTGTCCTATATATCGCTTATTATTTGTTAAATTTTTTGCAGAATATATTATACCGTAATAATCCAATAAATCTCCTCGCTTCTCTTTTACATTAGAAAAAGAGAGTACAAAAATTATACTCTCTTTGATAAAATATTATTTTTACTTAATGAACAGTTGATTGTCTACTGCAAACTAGTTACATCAGTAAAATATGTAGTAAAGGGCAAAGAAAAAGCTTTGCCCTTTATTTAATTTAAGGTGTTACGATTGGATTTCCGCTGTCATCAAGCCCAAGTGCCAACAGATCAGCGTGTACTTCTGTTTGGTATTTTACTGGAACCTGCGCAAAGGTTCTACGTCCAGCCATAATCAAGGCGACGTACATATCTACCATAACATTACCACCTCCTCTCAATAGCAGTAGGATAATACTAAACATTGCCTATACCGTCCCTTTCTCTAACATACCTTCGTAGATTGTTGCGAGGACTTCCATGATAGTGAGGTTATCAGCTTTAAGTTTGGAGTTATCGTCTTTAAGCTGGGCTAGTTGCTCTTCAATAGTTAGGGATTCGCTTACGTTTTCAGGTATTTTAGGGATAGTTATTTTTCCGTCTGTAGGACTGTACTCCACTCCGTCAACCGTGATCGGGTCAGTATTAGCTGAATCCGCCTCCCATGCTTCAGAAGTTGGGTTAAACTTCACCCATCGGTAGATTAATTGGGTTTCATTCTCTTCAACTTTTAGTGCTATTACAGGACTTACACTTTCTTTAATAATAGTAGTGCCCACAACCCTGATACTAAAAACTATTCCATTTTCAATCATTAGCGTCATGTTTCTGTCCCTCCAGCATATTCAAAATCTAATGGATAACTGGTTGAGCTACATTTTACTTCGATTAAACAACTTTGGCTAAAGAACAGTGGCATTGTAGTAGCCATTATATTCCCCTTATCAGATATTATAGATTGGGGGAAATTTGCGTTATGCGGAATGCCGTGTATAGTAATGTCGTAAACACCTTTATCAAGTAAGCACATATACCCATTATATCTACCGCCTGATTCAGATTTCCCTTGTATTTCCTCATATAACGCGATTCCATCAAGGGTTATCTTAAAATATCCCGTCACTGTTGCATCCGACCATCTTCCCAAATATCTACTTAAAAAACCTTTACCTGTAATACTTAAAATAGGTTGATAGGTATTTACTAGCGTAGGAGTAAAACGGTTCCTATTACCAATGCCCTGCCCTGCTAAATTTCTGTATGTTGAAAAATAGTGGTACTTGCTCCAATCCGTACCCCCAGTGTTAACCCTTATATCCTTTAATTTTGCATGAACACTACCAGTTGCGCTTGAAGGATCAGCATTACTACCTAAATTTGCAACAATATTATCATATATTTGTTTTAGTCTAGCAAATAATGTAGTAGTTCCGCCAGCATCAACATTTGTCCCTACTTTAGTGTTTATAGTTTCTACTTGCGCTTTCGTTGGAAGTAATATCTCTGGCATTTATACCACCGCCTCATAAATAAATGATAGTTCTCCGCTTACTGCTTTCCATCCGTACCTATAAACTACTCCACCATCTGTAAACCGATGTGGCATAGTTTCCGCCTGATGTAGAGCAAGGGTATCAGAAACACCCTTCACTGTTTCAGTAGTTCGACCTTCTCCTGCTAAATTGTCTAGTCCACTTTGTAATGCTTTAGTATCTAATTCATTTATTAATCCTGAATTCAATTCATTATCTGAAATTCTTCCTTGACCTCTTGCCATAATTTACCTCCTTAAATTATTAACCACTGATTATTTATCATAAAAAAGTTAGAAGAAATTAATCCTCTAACTTTTTCACAAAACCATATAAAACTGTAACTTTTATTTCTTAGAATACTGAATCGCATAACTGTTGAGACCCTGAATCAACAAATCCACATCACCTCCAGATTTTATATTCGGAAATTCTAACTTATCAATATTAAATGTATTGCTCACACTTTGACTAGTTTTACTAATTAAATTACTCGCTATATCTAATGGCTTAAAATTATTTAGCATATTTACCATCGGAATTTTACTCAAATCAAATCCATTAGGTATACTTTTAACTAAATCATATAATTTCTTTGCTTGACCTGAATTAAATATTACTTCGGATGATGAAGGAGTCCCGTGAAGCATCGCTAAACCAGTTTCTGTACTTACTCCCCCTTCAGCATATGATCCTGTAATTTTCCTTCTTATATTAGGATTAGATTGACCATACTGTAGGTTGTCTGTATTATCAACTGTTGAATTAGATGTATCTGAAACGACAACTGTAGTATTAACTGCTATGACATCTAATGGTGTATATGGTATATATTCATCAGAAACAGGTTCTGGAGCAGTATTAGATGTATTTCCAACCACGGGAGCAGTTGATGTATCAGCAACAACAACTGGGGCTACTGGAGCAGTTTCATTTACTGTTGTTATAGAATTTTGTGATTCAAAAATATCCTTATATGCCTGTTTTGCCTTTTCAGCCAACGATTCCATATTTCCAACATAAGTTGAATATGCACTAGAAATATTATTTAAATTAGTCTGAGTAGCATTATAAATATTATTCCATTCTGTTGAATTTTCTAATCCCATACCACCTAGATATTCTTGATTAAGGGTACTCATAGCATTAGTAAATTCTTCCATGCTGGCATATTCACCATTTTGAGCCTTATCCATTATCGCCTTAACTTTATTTAAATATTTGCTCTTTTCAGAAAGTGCATTTTGATCTGCTGTATTTACTTGATCTTCCTCAAAATTTATTAATTCTATTCTCTTATTTGCTAATTCTTCTTGTGCTTGATCAATTGCAGTTTGATCTGCAACATAAGTAAAATCCCATGTACCATCTGCATTCTTAGTCATTTGTTGAATGGTTTTTTGTTCCATAAGATTTTGTACTTTTAATTGCAATTGTTGAATATCAAGTTGTTTTTGCAATCGTTCAATTGAAGATTTCTCAATTTTTCCTTGAGTATTTAATAAAGCAGTTTGTTCAGCAGTTAAAATTAATCCTTCTGATTGAATTTGAGTTCTTATTTTACCAATTTCTAAATCTTTTTCAGCACCATCAAGATATTTGTCTTGTAAAGCAATTCTTTGATTTAAAGCATCTTGTGCTTCTTGCTCTGTACTACCATTGAAAATTGTTTTCTCAATTGATTCATATTGAGTATTAAATGCTTTTGCAAGAGTTTTATTCTCAAAATCTTCTGATGCTTCTATTAAACCTTTCATTGCTAATTCTGCTTCATTTAAATCAGTTGAATATTTATCTAGTTTTTCAGATTTGTCTTCAGCAGTTAAAGATGTATCTGCAATTGTCTCTGCAATTTTTTGTTTAATCTTATCAATTACAGAAGATTCTGCTTCCATTTGTTTTCCGATATTTTCTATACTACCTGCAAAATCATTTTCATCAAGTAATTTTAACAAAACTTCAAGATTAGATATAGTATCCTTAAAAGGTTTTAATAAATTAGTATAATTAAGATTATCCATATCTTGCAAAGTTTGATCAATTGTGTCCTGAATCTCTTTTGCACTAACTTTTGCATCTGCTAGTTTTTTCTTTAATCCATCTACAAAAGTTGCTTTATCCTCAGCGTTCATTTCAGGATGTAATGTATCAACATTGTTAATTTGATCTTGAAGAATTACTTGTTCATTTACAAAATCTTTAAGTTTCGTATTAGCAATGTCTAATTTACCTTGCAAGTCATCATCATCAAGTAATTTATCAGCAAGGTCTAGTTTATCCAAATCGTCTGTCATGGGTTTTAATAAATTATCAACATTTAAATTAGCAATCTCTTGATAAGTTTGAGCAATTACATCCTGAATTTCTTTTTCATTTACTTTTACTTCTCCTAATTTGCTTTTTAAACTAGCAATAAAAGTAGCTTTTTCTTGATCATTCATTTCAGGATGATATGTGTCAATATTATCAATTTGATCTTGAAGTTCAGATTGTTCATTAACAAAGGTTTTAAGTTTATCTTTTGCATTGTCTAATTTGCCTTGTAAATCGTCATCATCAAGTAATTTTTCAGCCAAGTCGAGCTTTTCCAAATTATTTGTCATAGGTCTTAGTTCTTTTTCCAAGTCTAGATTAGCGATATCTTGAACAGTTTGAGAAATAGCGATTTTAGTATCTAGTAATCTTGAATTCACATCATCCAGCTTATCAGACGCTAGTTGATATTCTTCGGAATTTGCTAAAGCATTATTTAAATCAGCTTCAGTATAATTTGGATCTACAAGAGCCAAGTCTGATTTTACCCTATTCTTTGCATTCTTCTTATCTCTTTCTGCTTTCACTTTTTCCAATTTGAGTGAAGATTGTTCGCCTTTTTCTGATTTTAAGATTTCCTGCTCAGTAGCTAATTGATCTTCAACGCTTGCGCCAATTAATTTTTGATAATCTAAAGTTTTTTGCAAATATGAGATTCTGTCTTCTTCAAGCTTTTGGACTTTCTCAAATCCTTCATACTCAGCCTCGAATCTTTCTTTTACTAATTGTTTGATTGATAATTGAGCACTTTTTTCAGCTTCAAAATATGATTTAATTTTACCCAAAACATCTCTTGTGGTTGCATTGTCTTGATAAGTGCCGTCATCATTTTGATATTTGGCAATAGATTCATATAATTTGTCAATATTTGTTGATGCAACAGTTATCGCTTCTTGATAAAGATCAATTTTTTGTTCAATATATTGTGAAGAATTTAAATTAGCCATTGCTTTTTGAGTTGCAATGAGTTTTTGGGTGTAATCGGTTCGGGTAGCATTTTGAGTATCAAGGATAGCTTGGTCTGATTCCGCTTTTGTTACCAATTTCTCATTTTTAGATGCTTCTTTATCAAGTCCTCTTTGAGCAGATTCGACTTTTCTTTCAGCTTTTCTAGAACCTGCGTATTCTGAACCAGAATACTTATCTATGATTGCCTGAAATTTATCAATCTTCTTATTTGAATTTTCTACTGCTTTATTGTCTGCATCGACTAGTTTTGAGGATTTGGAAATTACTTTAGTAAGATCAGTAATTGCTTCGGAAAATTCTTTTGCACTTGAGTTGAGAAAATCCATATCAGTGACATGGGAACCTGTGCCATCGGCATATGCAGGGATTTTACCATTATTAGATTTTAGTATTTTTTCAGTTTCTGAATTAGGTGTTATTTGGGTTCCTTCTGGAAGATTTACTAATTCTGCTCCATTATCACCAGATAAGTAAATTGATCCATTTGGAAGTTTTATTAATTCTCTACCTTTTTCTGAGATTATAGCTAATCCAGAGGGCGAAGAATTAGTTCCTTTTGCAAAACCTTCTGGCTTTTCTCCTTCTGCGGTTTGAACATAAATAGTATGAATAGAAGAAGTTGGTTGTTGTAACATTAATATTGCTTGCTGTGCTGCAATATCATCTAAATTTGCTGTGATAATGGTTTCATAATTTTTACTAATTAATGCTAATAATTTATCATCTGCAAGTTTTGTATCAGCATCAACAACAATATTTTTCATAGATTCTTGAAGTTTATTGATTCCTTCAGTTGCTTCTGCTGTAATTTGAATTTTAGGAATTGCAAGGACTTCGATTGAAGCAGATTGAATTGCTTGCATTTTATTATTAAAATCTTCTTGGGATATTTCACCAGTAGAGAGTTTTAATTGAAGTGAATCTTGAGCATTTTTAGCAACATCAGATAATGTTTGAACTTGATCTTGAATTTGTTTATAATAGGATAAGATTTGATCTTTATTCTCAGGAGTAACTGCACCTAATGCAGTAATTTTTGATTTTAGGTCAGAGATAGTAGTATTAGCAAGAGATACTGCGTTTGTGAATTCGTTATTTATGAATTCAACGAAGGAGAGTGGAGGTTTATACGAGTAGAGGTCTTCATTAGGTTTAGGAATTTCGTCGATTGCCTCTTGAACTGTTTTATAATCGATGCGAGGGACAATCTCCATATCAATTTTAGGTACTGCTGAAGATATTCCACCTTTTGATAGTTGTTGTTCTTGGTCTACAGCATCAATTTTATCCATTATTTCTTGGAGATTTGCATCAGTAGATTCAAATAATTTTTCTTGTCTCATTTTATCTACGGATTTAGCATATTCATCTTCTGCTTTTTTAGCATCTGCAGCTAATTTTGCAGACTGAACCATTAATTCATTAAACTTTTTCTGACCTTCTAATGTTGTTGGATTACCTAATTTTGAGAGTTCTTCTTGGAGTTCTGAGATTGTTTCTGCCCATGTTTTTGTTGCAGAGACATTTTTCTTTATCCATAATTCAATGTCAAGGTTTTGGAAGGATTGGTCGAGTTTGGATGTTTCGGAGGATGATAGAGCTTGAGATTGTTCTTCTAGGGATTTTATTAGGTCTTCACGGGATTGTTTTGCGAATGCTTTTTGGGTAATGAGGGTTTCTTCCATGGAAGATTTATTTGACATCCAAGCATTACGAAGTAATTGAAGTGAATCAAATGTTTCATCCATTATTTTACGAGTATCTTCGGATGCTTTATTGTGTTCTTCTATAAAAGATGCGCTTTTCTGGTTGTCATTCCCAATGAACCATCTATCACTTACATTTCCAAATTGAGATGATGCAGTTGAAATTGCAGAATCTTTTAGTTGATTTATTTTTGAACGAGCTGTTTGTAATAATTCCATTTCTGTTCTTTGTGATGCGATTAAAGAATTAGTAAGTTCAAGTGTTTTTGCATAATCTTTTTGGGATTGTGCTTGGGTTAGGTCTTTTTGGATTGAGTCTGATTTAGCTTTTTGGAGGAGGTATTCTTGTTGGATTTGGGTTATTAAGGCTTGGGTTGTGGACTCTATTGAGAGTTCTTGGGATTTGTCGTCTTTTTCTTTTTTATAAGGATTATAACTTCCGGAATTTGCTGCCGATTTTATATTACCTAACAATGCTTTCATTGCGTTGATTTTATCATCTACGCCATTATCTGCATTAAGTTGTGACTGTAAAGCATTTGCTTCTGCTCTTATCTTGTCTTCTTCATTAAGCCATATAGTTCCAGTGCTAGGGTTTAAAGTTGGTTTGCTTAAAAAAGTAGGAAGTGCATTAAGAGCATTATTTCTTTGTCTTATTGCTTCTGCTTCTGCTATAAGATTACTAATTCTTACTTTAGTTTGTTCAGCTTGATTAGTAGTAAATGTTTTTTCTGCCTCAAGAGCAGTTATCATCCCATTGATACGAACATCTAACAAACCTTGAACTGCTTCTTTATTGAGTGTTAGTTGTCCATTTTCTACTTTCAATTGATCAATTAGTTCTGGATATTTTGTAACTAAATCTACAATTGTTGATGCTGATAACTTTCCTGTCTCATTATATTCCTCCATGGCTTTTGAAACATCAGTTGCCACAGAAGTAACATCTTTGAGGCTATCAGCTAATTCTTTGGATGATACTGTCATGTCTTTTAGATTGGTTATTGTTTCTGGTGCATTATCTAATTTTATAGCATTATTAAAATATTTAATAATTTTAGTTGCTATATCTGCCTCAACACCATATTTATTTAAAGCAGATTCCATATCTTTAATATCTTCTTTTGCTTTTTCAGTAGTAGTTCCTTTAGTCATATCTTCAGATATTCTTTTAAATACTTCTGATACATCTGATTTACTGAATACTCCCATTACAGATAAAAGATCATTAAATCCTTTACCAGAATCGAAAGTTGCTTTTGATAAATTATTAATTAAACTTTGACTTAATTTATTAGATGACTCAGTAGATTGATCAAAAGCGTATGCTTCTTGAGATAATGTTTTTTGGATTTCAGAACTCTCACCTGTTAGTTTTGTTCTTTCTATAGATAATTCTGCTAAAGTTTTTTTATATGACTCTATTCTTTTATTATCTATAGTTATTCCTATTACATCATCAGGATTAGCATTATCATAACTCTCCAAGTTAGCAATCTTATCATTTTGCTTTGTAATTTCTGCATTAATTTCTTTAATTCTATTTTGTTTGGTTAATATTTCATCATATTGATCTTTACCCATAGATTCAAATTTAGATGCTAATTCTTGTTGTTGAACAATTAATAAATCTTTTTTAGCTTGAGTTAATTGCTTGACATATTCTATGTCAACTTCAATTGCTTTTCCTTCAGAATCTAGTTGAATTACAGAATCTCCAAAAAGTGCTGATAATTTTGCTGTTGTTGTTGCTAATTCTTCCTTTTCCTCGGTAGTTTTTCCTAACTTATCAAATAATTCTTCGTAAGAAGATATAAGAGAAGGTAATTCAGAAGTTTCTTGTTTTAAAGATTGAATTGATTTTGTTAAAGTATCAAATGCTTCTTTTGCTTTTTCATCTGCATGAATCCAAGAATCAGCAAGATTCATTACTTTTCCAATTATGAACATAAGAGCAACTGACAATCCTAATGTAGAAACTGCCTGAAATGCAGACATAGCAACTCTTGCTGCAATTGTCGAAGTTGTTAACGATCTCATTGCTGTGTTAATTCCTGTAATAGCAACGCCTAATGCATTGGCCCATCCAGTCCTGCCCATTGCTGTTTGTTGCACAGTTGCCAAACGAATACTCGTTATATAACTTAAAACTGATGTTTTTGCCATTTCAAAACCAACGATAAATGGATTTGCCCTCCAAGTGTTAGCATATCCACTAAATTGTCTCATAACTACTGCTGTTTCTAATACAGACGCCTTAAATGCTAACATTGGAGCAATTAAAAATGACCTGCTCATAAATCCTTGGAATTTAGTGGAAAACAATGATGCGGTTAGGACAACTGTGGATAATATTGTAGGTATTCCACCAATCACATCAGCAAATTTTGCAAAACCAGATATTACAACAGTTAAACCATCTACCATGTTTTTCCAAGTGTCAGTGTTTATTGAATTCAAATAAAACAATTCCCACGCTGATGTCAATCTTTGAACGCTGGCGGCCAAAGAATTATTATATATTTCTTGTTTTTGTGCTGTTACGCCCTCGCTTTCTTGGGCAGCAGTAGTATTTTGTAGAACTTTGTCGTAATTAGTCATAAGTGATATGAAGGCATTTCTTCTATAAATTCCCGCTGCTGCGGTAGCTATTGACTGACGTTCGACATCATTTAAAACCTTCCATTTTTCGCTAAGATTCGACAAAATATTTCCCATGGGTAAAATTGTATCAGAGGATGATTTAATTGCCACTCCAATGTCATTGAATTTCTTTTCGATACCTTTAAACTCTTCTGGATTTGATTCTTCACCTACGTTTGATATTCTACTGATAACGGTTCTCAATGCATTGGCATTTTCACTTCCACTACGTCTCGTAACTTCGATCATTGTCGACAAAATTCCCGTTGTTTCGGCAATATTCAACCCTGCGTCTTTTGCCACGCTACCAACAGTTCTTAATCCACTGGAAATTTCTGCCACACCTTTAGGGAAGTCCAATTGAAGCATCCGGGCCGCTCCAAGAATAGAATCTGTTACACCTGTAATTTCATTTGCAGTTAAACGATATTGTGTCATTACCCCCATAAGTTCGTCACTGGTCTGCTCGATTCCCTGTCCAGTGATGGAACTAAGAGTTACCGCACTTCGGCTTTTAGTTAAAACCTCATCAATTGTAGAGGTGTACGTTCCGAATACAGCTATGGCTTTCATAACCGTATCTGTTGTTGCTCCCATTTCAGTTGCAAATTTATTTGCAGTATTAGTTATTTCGCTAAAAACTAAATTAGTGTCAGACATTTCCAACTGTAAATTTGTAAATAATTTACTTTGACCAGACATAAACTCAAATGACTCAGAAAGCTTATGTAGGCTAGACATTACTAGCGTAGATACTGCTATCCATAGAGGAAACCGTTGCAGGGCAACAGATGTGGCTTCTCCTAATCCTATTTGTCTATTTGCTAAGTTACCTGTAGATGTACTTAAAGAATCCATTTGTCCTCTAAGCATATTATAATTTCCAGAAACACTCATTGTCTGAGTATCATTAAGTTTATAAGTTTGAGTAACTTGTTGCATACCCGTACTCAATGTTTTTAATTTTGCATTCAACATCTCTAAATCAGGAACTAATTTTTGAGTCTTAAAATCAATAGGATTGCTTCCTGATTGCTGTTTAAGAACATTAAATTGAGTGGTAATGTTCTTTAGGTCACTAAAAGTTTTTTGTGCTGCAATCGTTGATTGATTAAGTAAGTCTGGAACTTTTGTACTTGAGCCAATTTGCTGAAACGATTTACTTGCTTCGTCAAATTGATATTTCAGTCTTATAGTTTCATTCTGTGCATTTTTTAATACAGCAATTAATTTTCCAGCTTGATCATAATCATAACTAATTATTGTATTCCCTTTATATTGTCCAGCAGTAGTTAAACTATCTGCAAAAGTTTTTGCTTGTGCTAAAGAACCTGATCCTGGAGTAGCAACTGTATTTTGTCCCTGAACTTGAACCTTAATTACTGGTCTAAGTCCTTCTATCTGTTGTTTTAATTTTGTAATTTCAGAATTGGGGACACGTAAGGATATATCAATTTTCTTTCCATCAATCTTAGAGGTATCAAGTTTTAAATTTCCAAGTTTAAAAGATATTGACTCTATTTTACTCTTTAATTCTTTGGTAGTATTAGAAGGTATTTTAATATTATTTATTGATACATTATCTAATTTTATAGACATTTTTTCTAAGTTTGTTTTTATATTATTTAAAGAGGTTGAATCTATTTTGATATTGCTAATAGTAATTGGATTCGCTTTAACAAAATTTTGTAAACGTTCGATTGTAGTTTTAATTTCAGACTGATCATAATTAATTATTATTTTTGCACCAACAGTATATGTTGTTGTCATTAAACGTCACCACCTTATAATTTTTTAATTGCATCACCTACAGCTTTGTTAATTAAGTTTAAAATATTATCAGAATTTTTTTCTATTGCGTTTTTCATAAATGGTCTTTGCAGAGTTTGATAAGGCCATTGTGATCCATTCCATGAACCATAATCATACCCTATTCCACTTTCAACTATTTGAGCATATGGTTCTAACGGATTGTTGATATCATTCATATGATGACTTTTCGCTACATCGTCATCCGAATAAACATCTATACTTATTCCATTTACATTCTTCTCTACAATAGATTTTGTTATAGATTTTTTAAGGTTTCCAGTTCTTTCGTATACTAAAGGATCGTATACAGCTAGAACATCAGAATCAATATGCTCTTTTACATCTTCAACCAATATTGTTCCAATAGTTTTTAACTGACTTGATAATTCTCTTTCGAATGTTTTGATTAAATCATTTGCTAAAAATGATATATCTTTTGGCAACTTTTTCACCGCCTTCGTTATATTTTCTTTACAAAAGCATATATTTTAGTATATAATTGTAAATAAAAAGGAGTTGATATTTTGATTAAAATAATATTAGCAACAATAATATTTATTATAGTAATGGTTATTGTGGAAATGATTAATGAACCGAAAGATAAGAAAGCAGAAAGAACAAGAATTACAAATCAAACTATAAAACCAATCACTTTAACTCATATAGATGGTTTATTAGGATATGGCAAAGGAGTAAAAGTAAAGTTTTCTAAAAATATAGAAAATATTATCATTGATAAAACTTATTCTATTCCTACAAAAAATATAGAATCAACAACATTTAATTCCTCCAAAGAACTTACTGAGCATCAAAATAGTGTTGTGGGAAGATCATTAGTCGGAGGACTCTTATTGGGGCCATTGGGTGCAGTTGTTGGGGGAATATCAGGTGTAGGAACACAAAAAGAAACAACAATGATGTGGACAATAACTATTAATTATAAAGAATATGGAAATAGTAAAACAGTTATATTTGCCACAGATGATGAATCTATAATTCCAAGATTAAAAACTGCTCTAAATTCATATTGAAATACTAAAAGAACCCATATTACCTACGGGTTCTTTTACATTTCTTTCTTTAATATATTTACTCTTCGTTATTGCTTGATTCTTTTTCTTTTTCTGCTACCATAAATTCAACACTTTTTTTAAATTGTTCTGCAATATTTCCCATATTTAAAAGTTCATTTTCTGGTAATAGATTAAGAATACTGTTAAACAATTCTAATTCAATTAATTTATCTGCCATTATTAATAATTTTTCTCCTTCATCTTGAATTGGAATATTTGTAAAATATTTTATCATAAGCATAGGAAGTATAATACTATCTTTTAAATTATCAATATTCTCCATGCCTTCAAGTTCTTCGATGATATTCATATAATCAATCATAATCTTTTGTGTGTCTGTCTTTTTGAGATATTTAGAGAACTCCACTTCATATTCCTCACCAAAACGATCAGTTACTCTTTCTGTGATTTTTTCATTGAACTTACTAAATCCTTTGTTTAAAGATACCTCATTTAATTTTTTAACATTTGCCATTATATTTTCCTTCTTTCTTATTATATTATATTATTAATTTAATTTTGATAATACGTCAATTAATTTATTTTTTACACCTTCACAATTGTTCTTCAAGTCATATGGATATAAGTCTATAAAAATAATATCATCTCTAGATTTATAATAATTATTTTTCAACACTATTTTATCTTGGTAATTTTTAAACATAGTTAACTCACCTTGATAATTTTTTAAATATAAACCATAATACTCAATAATTATTGGTTTTACTAATTCAATATCTTTATAATTATCAATGACAAAATCGGGACATATTTTATTTATACCATTATATTTATATGTATATTTTCCTGAATGATTAGAGCCAATAGCACAAATACCATCAATATTTAAGTCTCTTTTGATTGATTCGTACACCATTATTTCTTGTTTACTATCACATTTTACTCCATCGTATGCTAGACATAACCCAAAATCTTCTGGAGTCCACTCCTTACTATATTCAGGATATGATAAACACGCCCATTCATAAAATGACGTAAATTTTCTTAATCGTGTGCCACTATTTTGTAAATAGGCACAAAATTTAGGATATAATTCATTCATAAAAGTAAAATTTAAATATGTTGGTAAATCATCCTTTATGTCAAAGACCAAATCATTCATTCTATAAATCACAAATTCCCTTAAAAATCTAGAAAGATCATGTACAGAAGTTTTATTATTTCTACTCAACTCCCATTCGAAAAGTAAATTATTATCTTTTATTATAGAGTATGCCTCGACAAGTAAATCATATGTATCAATTTTAAATGTTGCAAAAGTATATAGTTCTTTTAACTTTTGCTTAGAAAAATATTTCAATACCCAATCTTGAACATTTTTCCATGAATCTAAACAATTTAATATATTATCTTTACATTGATTCTCACAATAATGCCTAATTGCTCTAATTCTATTGTCTTTACTTTCCCAAAATCCATCAGTTTTATTTGTAAAATCTAAATCTATAATAGGGGTTTTAGTATCGGGATGTACGATATTTTTTATTTGAAACAGCCATATAAGTAAATCCATATGAGCCATATTGAATTTTCTATACTTATTTTGCCATAAATTCATCATATCCCTATTAAATAGTCCAGTTATTCCGTAACTAGTTAGGATTTGTTTTACACTTATATTCTCACTTTTCACCCAATCATCAAAAATTTTCATTGCAGTATCATTATCATATTTATCAATGTCATCATCTGAAATATTAAATTCAGGAAAACATGCTTGCAATGTTTCTAAAACAGTACCAAATCTTTGTGTAATTTGAATTTTATATTGATTTAAATTAGGGCAATTTACATTATTGCATATTTCATCTTTTGTTTTACAGTCCATCTTTTCAAAAACAATATACCTTACTATCTGAATAAAATTTTCTTGTATATGACAATGCTTTGGCATTTGTGTAATTTCACCATCATAAAAGTATTTCCACCACCTTTCAAGAGGTATGTCCGTTATCTCTTTATATATTATTCCTTTCTCTTTATACAAGTCTCTGTTCTCCCGTTTTTGCATACATTCTAAACATATGTTTTTTAAGTAAAACAAACTATAAACATTACCTTTAGGGAAAAATTCGTTTGTAAAATCTTTTGTTTCTCCACATTCTAAACATTTATTCAATACAATGATATTTGATTCTTTTATATCCTCATTAAAAATCTTGGAAAATAATTTTTCTGAATCTCTATTAAATACTATAATACATAAACCGTCTAAATTATAATCGCATAATAATTGGTTAAAATTATGGTCTATCAAATCGCTTCCATTAATAATATTTTTATCTAGTTTTAATTTATATTTCAACCACTCTAAAGCATCATTTATATTATTTTCATTTTTCCAGAAAGCAGAAGGAAAGTTAACATGTTTCTTAAATTCCCAAAGTTTAATATTGTACTCAGAATATATTTCTATGATTAATTGTTTTGATTCTTTAATTTTAATAATTGAATCAAGTTTATATTCTTCTAAAATATTATTGTCAAATTGGTTACATATATCTTGGTATCCCCAATTAAGAATAGAATCAAACAAATGCTTTAATACAATATATTTGTATTGTTTATGTTTAGAAAATCCATTTGGAAATGACTTCAATTTTCCATTTAATACTAAATTAAAAATATGTATTACTTCAAACTCAGATAAACTATTAATTACAATGCTACTCGTTATATTGTATTTATCTGCCCAGTATGTAATAGTTTTTGTATGTTTACTGTATAATAAAGAGGCCCCTTTTCTCCCTAATATTCTGTAATTTGTAATAAATTCATCTATATTATCAATCCAATCAGGAGTGTCTTTTGGTTTATGACTCCATGAATTATTTTTTCTATTATGATCTGTCGAACATTTTACAGAGCAAAATCTTAATCCATCTTCTAAAAACTTATAAAGTTTTTGCTCAATATCTCCTCCGCAATTATCACATTGTCGTATAACTTTCAATGGTATACTACCAAGTTTAAGTTTTTCACTCAATAATATTACAACATCTTTTAAAGTTTTATTTGGTAACATTGGTACAATTTCATTAACATGTTGTACTCTTCTATTTAATAAAGAATCAATTATAATTCTATACTCTTCTATTTTCCAAACGTCATTCTCTTCTAATTTATTATTCTGAATCACCATACATACCTTACATGTTGTTCTGTAGTATCCTCCACCTCTTGAATGATACTCACCAACTGGTTTCTCTTTACCACAAACCTTACAAACTTTTGTCTCAACATTACTCATACTCAACACTCCTTAAAATTTTATATTTCTAACCATACCAACCACACACTCCAAACCAAAACATTATAAAAAGGCAACAAAAAGAAGGGAAGGAGTGTATTCCCTTCTACAGTCAGCTAAACTGATGTTGCTTATTTAATAGCAAACCAAAGCGTCCAATGATTTGCTAAAACTATCACATTAAATTAAAACCATAAATTACACAAATAAAAAAGACACATATTTCTATGAGTCCTTTAAAAATTAACCTTCTTATAAATTATAAAATAAAAAACACTATTGTCTTGAAAATCCAGACATATGAGATTTAGGCAATTGATTAATCAATTCAGTATAAGCCTGACTAATCGATTCAAACATATCATAATTATATGCTAATGCCATATCAATCACAAAACAATCTGTTATTTTTCCTAAATACCACTCTTCACATAATTCATCTTTAGAAATCGTAGAAACTTGATCTAAAAGCACAGCACTGTCTTTTTCTAAAAAATGATAATCTTTTTTAAATAATGAAGCGTGATAAGGATATTTTAACTTAGTAGTTTCTCTCTCATAATAATTTTTTATATCAGAAATAGGACAAATGATAATTCTTCCTGATTTTGGATTATTTCTACTAATGATAATATATGGTCTCGCTTTTTGCGACCTAATTTTAGGATCGCTGTCTTCAAAATCAAACCAATGAATACAACCCTTTTCAGTATGTTCTATTTGAATTTGAGTTGGTTCTTTAGGATATTTAGGACATGCCATTATCTATTTCTCCTTCTAGAAGACATAATTCTAAAAATCTCTTTTTCATCTTCTGTTTCTTCGTAATTTTTGTCATTATATTCATAAGTTTCTTGACGTTTTTTACTATCAAATATCATTTCAAAAAATGATGTAGATTTGTGTTTAATTATTGCTATGGGTGCTAAGGTTGTATGGTTTTCTATTACTACACTCATTTTATTCACCTTTCCTCTCCATAATTTTGTTTTTACTTTAGATTTTACTCTGGATTTGCCACATCTACATTTAATTTTGGAAGTTTTAGTTCTCAATGTTTTAACTATCTTCACAACGCATTCCTCTTTCAGTGGATTATTCGATAATTAAATTATACCATATAAAGGAATTAAAGGGGATAGTAAAATCCCCATAATATTCAAACTAATCTGATCCCAATAATCACAATCTCATCAAAATAAACATCAAACATTTCCTAACAAATCCCTTAACCAAACCATCCTTAACTAAAACTTCCTCACCATAATTCCCATAATCATTTCCTTGTTTCTCAAACTCTTCTCCATAATAATCTTCATATTCCTCGTAATAATCTCTGCAAGGCATATAAAATAACTTACCCATAATTATACCAACTCATTTGCTATGTATTCGTCACGTTTATCCTTATACTTCTTCCTAATCTCCCTCACCATCTTCCTACTAAAACCACTACAACCTACTTTTATGTCCTTTACAACAACAAAACTATCCCTATTACCACAACCAAAATCTCTACCTCTCACAAATAATTCCATCATATCCTCACACGACTCTCAAACTCTTCAACCATCCAGTCTAAATCATATTTAGCTAATAAATTAATTTCTCTTAATTTACTAATCTCATTCTGCAATTCTAAATTAATCTCATCACAATTATCACAATCACATTCAAACCAACTCATAGGATTATAAGTCGAGTAATAACTCCATTTGTAATCTCCTCTGCCAGTTTTCATATTATTGGAGAAAATATTGAGTTTTCCACCATAATTTCCATCAGTATCCTTAATACAATATATTTTAGTCATGTTATGTATCTCCTCTACTCTAATAATGTTAAGCAAGGAAATTAATTTATCAACCTTACTTAACATTATTATATAGTAGAGACACCTAGAAGTCAATAGTTGAGTGAACTAATTTTCATCAACTGTATGACCCGTTAATTATCATCCATACTATAAAGATGGAACTCAACTAAATCAGACAATGGGCATTGTAGAACTATCGAAAATCTTAAATACACACTAATCATCATATCGTCGGATTTAAATATCTTATACATTCTAGATTTGCTGATGCCAACTTTATCCGCTATCCATAACTTTGTAGATCCATGTAGATGTTGATATTCATTCACCCTTTGTTCTATTTTGTTAATAATTTTATACTGCACGATATCACTCCATTCCTATACTTACTATTGCCCATATAATACTATTATATAGTTTTATGAACAAAGTATCAACAATGCTATAAACTATCTATCAACATCTTAATAATATCATACTCACATAAACAATGTCAATTAATTTTATTTATTACTTTACAAATTCAACTTCTTCCTATATAATGATGAAGGTGATACAAATAAAAAATACAATAAAGAAAGGAAGTGATAAATATTATTCGAGATGGGCCTTGGGATATAGATACATAAAGTATACAACAATACAGAAAGGAGAGGGCAAGGTTGGTACTACCTTAAAGGAGTACAAAATTTTAGCATCCATTGCAAGTACAAAATATCAGAGAATACAAAAATAATTAATTAAAAGAAAGAGGTAATTAAAACATGACAACAACAATGACAACTGAATTACAAGTATTTACTAGTGAATTATTTGGTCAATTAAGAGTAACGCAAATAGATGGTAAACCATACACAGTAGCTAACGATGTCTTAAAAGCTTTAGGTTATTCAGAAGGAGGTTGGAGAACTACATTATCAAGAAAATGTAAAGGCGTTACAAAGTGTAACGGATTAAAAGTTAATGGAATTGAAGTAAATCTTATTCCAGAAGGCGACATTTATAGACTTATAGCAGGAAGCAAACTACCTCAAGCTGAAAAGTTCGAATCTTGGGTATTTGATACTGTAATTCCAACAATTCTTAAAACAGGAGGATTTATTGCTAATCCAGAAATAATGATCAATACATATTTTAATACTCTAGATGATAATCATAAACAATTATTACTAGGAGTATTTCAAAATGTAAAAGAACAACAAAAGATAATCACAGAACAAAAACAAGAAATAGATCATCAATCCAATGTAATTTCTGGTTTAGTTGAAGATATACCTCTTGCATCAAAAAGACAAATCCTTAATCGTGTGGTTATGAAATGCAGTAATTTTAATGATAGATGGAAGGAATTATATTTTAATTTTGAACAAAAATACCATCTTAAAATAAATGCTAGAATGGAATCTTACAATAAAACTCATAAATCTAAATTAAGAAGCAAATTAGAATATATTGAGGAAATTGGTATGATAGATGAGTTATTTGCCATTGCTTGTAAATTGTATGAAAACGAGGTGAATGTATTAGTACAAGAAATGTATAAATTACATGAAGTTGAGTTTGTGCAATAAGAAATAAATATAATACTAAAGAGACTCTATTCCAACTAGAGTCTCTTTTCTTTAATAAAACTCATTCTAATCCCTTAAACAATTCCGACCCATACAATCATACCAACTAACAATTAAAACACAACACAAGCAATCCTCACGCTTGTTAATCAATATCACAACACAATCATAATATATCCTATAGTAAGATTAAATATCAAAAAGACCCCATATCACAGAGGTCTTAAACACAACCAACAAAACAATTATCACAATTATTGTAATCTATTTAATACCAAATCTCCATTAGAATTCCATCTTACAAATTTTAACTTCGTATTATCAACAACTATATCACTTGTTATAATTGTACTAGTATTTGTCCATTCACTGAAAGTATAATTATAATACCTGATTTCTTGAATTTTGATTCTAGTTGGACTGCTAAATGTGTAATTTGATTCATATTTCAAACTAGGTTCAAAATTAGGTAAATAATATATATGTTCCACTGTACCATCATTGAAAAATTCAAATGATGTCCTTTTAGTATCAGTCATCCATTTTCCTAAAACCAATCTTTGAGTATCTTGAATTGTAGGTTCTGGATTTACAACTGTAACATTAGCAATTGCTTTAATAGTAGTTGATTCAGCAATTCTACCACTTACAGTAAATGTACCTACAGAATCATATTGACTAGTTAATGGAGTAACCCAAGTAACATTAACATTTTTTGTTGTTCTATTACTCATTGTTGCTACAACTTGATTAGGTAGTATAGGAGCTGTCCCTGCTGTAGTAGTTACGCTAACAGTTGCAATAGAAGTGATAGTAGGAATTGGAGCAGTTTTTACAGTTACAATACATTTAGCTGTTTTCTTACCATCTACTGTAGTTGCTGTGATAGTTGCTTTACCTGCTTTAATTCCAGTTATTAATCCTTCTGAGTTAATTGTAGCTATTTTAGTATTGCTTGATTTCCAAGTAACTGACTGATTTGTTGCATTTGAAGGGGATATAGTAGGAATAAGTGTTGTGGTTGAACTTGTGTTTAAGGTTATTGTTTTGCAATTTAGTGTTACTTTTGTTGGTTTTATTGATGTAGTTGATAGAAGGGATTGTTGTGATATTTGTTGATTTGGGTTTAAACTAGCCTCTGATGCTAATGTAGGTGTTGTTAGGATAGGGGTAAGTAATAAGGACAGGGATAATGTGATTGTGGAAATTGTGGTTAATAGTTTTTTCATATATGTTTCCTCCATTTACTTTTAATTACTTATCTGTAAGTAGTATATATGAAAAAGGAGTAAAATACAATGAATTTAATATGATTTGTTTCGACAAATAATTATTTATTGGTTTGATGTTGTTTGATTAGAGATGATAATTTAACAAAGTAAAAAATATCAACGCTTTTTAAGATTTAATAAAGAAATAATAAACTCTTTACCATTTTCAGTAATTAGTATTTGATTATATTTATAACCTTGTTGATTTATATTTTCTTTTCCGTTAATAAAATAACCATCACTTATATATTTTTCGTTTATGTAAAATGAATTATTTTCATGTTTGAATATATTCTTAAATTCTAAAACCTTATATAGTCCACTTCTAGAAAAATCTATTATATATCCATCTGCTATCAATTCTTCCACTATTGACACACAATTTAACATTGTATTTAACTTCTTTTTCTTAGGAGTAGTATTTACGACAACAGTAGATTTAATATTTATTTTTGCTTTAGGTTTTAATTCTTTAGGTTTCTTATTTGGTAAAACCCCATTAAACGCTATTAATCTTTTTAAGTATATTGAATCAACTTTAGCACTTAAAATAACTCTTGCTCCACTCAACACTTTTTCAACCGTATTTTCAATGTTATAACCGTTTGTTATGGAATTATATTTATTAATATATGTACCTTCTACATATATTAATTGCATTGTTGTTTTGTATTGTGTTTGTTGATTTTTTACCTCTTCTACTATATCAAATGTAAAATTATTTTTACCGTAAGTATTCCAATCTCTTTGGAGTTTATAACTGTGGTGTTTATTGCTACTTAAATCTTCTATATGCACTTCCCATCGTTTTTCTATATCGTTACTCTCTCCCATATACACTTTCCCATTTGCTTTACATTCAATTTTATAAATTCCTCTTGTCTTTTCCATTTTTACACGTCCTTTTCTTTTTTTTTATTATTTTTGTTCTATATTTTTGTCCTTTTAGTAATATAAAAAACTAAATGGCAAAGGAAAGGACACCTTCTTTTTAATGGATGATCAGTCCATTAAGCCATTTAGTTAAAATTATCAAATCTGATGTAAAATATTAGAATCGTCAAGGTTGGGTGATTCTCTCAAAGTGTTGCTATATAAGCATATTTCCAAATATCAATAATCATATCAAAAGTTAGTTTTCTGGGATTGAGATAAGATGCACTTATTAACTAAATGCATCTTCAACATCGTCTGAATTATCTCTAATCACATAAATCTCACTAGTTGCCGAGCTGACATGGCCTAGTAAAGCCTGCACAGATTTTATATTTTTCCCTTCATGAATTACAAGGTTCGTAGCCCGTTGTTCTCTTAGTTGGTGAGGATGTACTCTTCTATTTATAACTTTGCTAAAATCATCCTTGCACCAATCATTAAATAATCCTTCTCCTGCTTGCTGATATTTTCCATCTCTCTTAATTGCGAACACATAAGGGCAATCATCATTTCCTCTAACTTCTAACCACTTATTAATTGCATCTAAAGCCTCTTTGGAGAATTGTAATTTTCTAATTTTACCAATAACTCCTTTACCTTTACAGCGAATCTCAGACGTAGTATAAAATGTAATTGTATTTATTTCTTCTGTTCCATCTTCATTTTTAATAATCTTTTCCTTAATTATAGGAGGATAATCAACTACTTCTTTAAGTAACTGTCTCGACTCTGCTCTTCTACAGCCTGTCGAATAAGTAAAATGTAAATATGCCAATTTTTGCCATTGTTCACGGTCTTCAAGATTTTTCAAAAGTAATTCCCATTCTTCTGCATTCATTGGTTGTTTTACATGTAAGTCATTAGACGGAGGTGCTGTTATTTTCTTAGTTATGAAGTTTTTGAAGGTAGGATGTTCATCTTCGTAATATGTAATTATATATCCATTTAGAGAACTGATTGCTGCACGTTTTAATCTAACTCCTGAAGATGACATGCCCCTTCTTACAAGGAAATTTTGATATTTTAGAAAATCTCTGCTTTTAATTTCTAATAGAGATTTATCATCACAATGCTCATAAACCCAAAAAAAGAAAATCCTGAGCGCGGAAAAATATTGACGAAGTGTTTTTGGACTAAGTGAAGTTGATTCTTCTAGAAATTCTGTAGTGATTGTTCTATTAAATTTATTAAGTTTTTGCCATTGTTCTTCTGTAACCGTAGGGAGTTTGTCTGCAATTTCTGCCATTGGTTTATAGTCACTTCCTTTATTTATATATTTATTTATATATTTATTACTAATTAAATATTTTATTATAAGTATTCCCAAACCATCTTTTCGCCTGTTTCTGGATATTTACCTGCTGATTTCTTTCTATTACTAGGGGTACAACATTCTGTAATATTAGATTTTTTGATTCCATATTTCATTGAAGCTTCAGAAATGCTATTAAAAATTTCATTAGTTGTTACACATCTTATTTTTCTTCCACGAGGATTTAGTGATTTATTTATTCTATCTTCAATTTCATTCTCAGTTTTTGTAATATATTCATTATAATACATCCAAACCAATGGCTCATTAGTCTTAGGATTTTTCCTGCAGACATAAGTTTATTTTTACAACAAGAAGATATTCCAGATGGATTAGTATTGTATTTTTGTGATGCATCTGAGTTATTATTAAAAACTTCTTTAGTTGTCAAACATATTATTTTCTTATCTTGACCATTGCTTAATATATTTTTAATTTGTTCTTCTGTTTTTAAAATAAATTCGTCATAAAACATCCATACCATAACTTGACCGTTATCTGGGTGTTTACCTGCTGATTTGTTTTCCTTTTTACGACAACATGCAGATATACTTGTTTTTTCAATATTATATATACTACTAGAATCTAAAATACTATCAAAAATTTCATTTGTTGTTAAACATACCACTTTTTTATGTTGATATTCTTTGTTTTTCATTGCTTTTTTGCCATTATAATCACACCAACTCAATGTAACTCCTTGTTTCAAATATCTGATCACCGTAGTTCTATCAACTTTTAATTGAATAGCTATTTTTAATGTTTCATTTATACCACTATTCCATAAATCGCAAACCACTTTAACTAGACTTTTACAAGCATATCCATGACACTTTAACCAGTTAATATCTGATTCTTTGAAATTCAGTAATTTAGGTAATTCTGATATTAATATATTATTTTTTATTAAATTTAATTCTGACTTACTACAATCAATTCTGATAACTTTAATGTCATGTTCTCTACACAATCTATCTTTTTCATTGTCAATAAATTTACTCTCTTCTTTTGTTTGTCCACTCATATTATTATCTTTCAAATGGAATGACCCATCCATTTCAATACCATATTCTTTACCATTTAATACAAAATAACCATCTAAACGTCCTTTGCTTAATTTCCCTTTAAACTCATATACCAACCAATCAAATGTTTTTTCTGTTTCAAAGTCTTTAATCTTTTTCAAATGCATTATTTGTTTTAAAAACCCAAACATAAATTTGTTCGGATAACTCATTCCATCTGAACATTGACACCCTAACCCTTTAGTTAACCAATCGTAAATATTTTTTTCTTTTTCACATCCACATTCAGGGCGTCTTAGAAGAATCTTTTTACGAGAACCTATGGAATATTTTAACCCGTCTTCTTTGTTCACTAAATAATTTAATTTATGTGGATGAGTTATTGATATTGAATTACATTGATGACAATTAATATTAGATTGTTTTCCACTTGTAAATGTATTAATATTTTTTTGTTCAGAAATATGTTCTTGGTGTTTTAAACATTTAAACCAACATAATTTATTTGAACCATGACTTATATCTTTAGGACTAATAGGATTACCATCTCTATCTATATTTTTTTCATAATCCCATCGTGCTAATATTCTATCTGTTTCTTCTTTAGATAAATTTAAGTAGCACCATTCAAAGAAAGATATCCATTTTTTATATCCTGCTTTTGCACAATTAATACAGTAGTACCTTCCGTCTTCTTTTACACACTTTTTATAATCTACCCATTTTACATTCGTTAATTTTTTGTCACACGCATCGCACTTAATTTCTACATTTGCCTTTGAATTAGCATCTAAATCTTCTACTTTTACTACTTCACCATTTTTGCGTGTAATTTCTTTTGTTATTAAACCCATATTAAACCACCACAACTTTAGATAATTCTTTAAATTTACTACAAACTAAACCTACAATTTCATCTTGAATTCTTCCTTCAACTGCTTTATTTAAAATACTACAATTATTTTTATATCGTTTACATCCGATGCAATTAGATTTAAATTCTTCTAATTGATTGACTGTAGGAAATATTCCTACATAGTCAACAGGATAAATGGTGATATCTATATGTGAATTTTTAGAATCATAATAGATGCCATTCACTCGTTCGCATGTTGTATTGTCGTCTAACCATATTAATTGTGTCTCAGTAATTGAATCCAAAAGCAATTTGAAATAATTGTTTGCATCTTTATCAATTCTGTCAAAATAAAAAACGCAGTCAACGTAAAAATGCTGTGTCTTATTAGGTGTTAAATTCCATCCTTGAATATTTACTTCATCTTTTATATATTTTATAAAATCTTTCTTATACTTCTTTGCTTCTGCAGTTTCATATAAAGTTGACATTGCTTTTGGCTTACCTCCAACATATGTAATAAAACTCCTGATTTTTATGTAGTGATTTACGCTGACAGGGATAGGGGATACTAATTTTAAAATATTATTAATATTAAACACCTTCCTTTATTTTTAATTGAATTCCTTTATATGTACGCTTTAATTTACCTTCCTCTGATAAATTCACATGAAATTTGCTATATGGTTTTTCTTTGCTATCTTAATTCACTCCATATCAAAACAAAGGCACAACCAAATATCTGATTATGCCTTTGTTATAATTTATTTATTTATTACTATAAACAACTAATAAATCTATATACTATCTCAACTTCTTAATTACACTCTCATCAATAGCAATTCTCTTAGCCTTCTTCAACTCTTTAATAGATTTCTCTGCCCTAACTGGTTCAACTTTATTAGGATATTCCTTAACTAAATCTCTATAAATTTCTCTCCAAGTATATCCTTTCTTACACATCCAATGTATCTCATCTTCTACTTCTCTAATTATGGATAAATCTTGAGTTGATAGAAAATCTCTAAGATTGTCTTGCTGTTTCAAATCCAAGTATTCTTTTATTTCTTTTGCGTACATGCCAAACAAAATATCATATGTTAAATTTGTCAAAGAGGCATATGTGCTTCTATTATTAGGCAATTCTCCATTTTGTATAAAAGTTGATATTGAAGATGTTTCTCTATTTCTTCTAATAGTCCCATCTTTTCTAACAACTAATTGTTCTAACTCTTTTTGAGTGAGATATATTATTGATTCTTGAGATCCTTTCAATTTAAAATAATCTCTAACAACTATTTTGTATTGTTTCATTGCCAATTCTGAATCAAGTAATTTCAGTAAAGTTGTATATCCTTGTTGGGATAAAAGGTATATATTTTTAGAATTAGCTATAGATTGCTTATTAAATCCCAATTCTAAAAGTGAGTCGTTTGAACCGACCGACTTTTTCAAATCAATATAATCAATTCCAAATTTAAAATATCCATTATTTAGATTCTTATTTATTAATTCGTTTACATGTTTTAATTGCTTATCATGAATAATTGCAACTGTCTTTGCTAACATAACTTTTTGATTATCACTAAATCCACCATAAATATTAGGAATATCTACACCACAAACTTTTGTCTTGCCTTTAATCATTAACACATTATTGTTTTCCATCATTATATTATTCCTTCTTTCATATTTATTTTTCACCAATATTATCTCTTCCTTGTACACCATTCCTCGTATGCTTTTGTGCTATCATCCCAACCAAATTTTATCCAAGTTCGATGAGTTATTGAATTAATCCCTATTTCCAAAGGACAAATTCCCTTTGATAAGTAGAAATTCGCTTGTAGCATATTGTATAGATATGTTACTTTTTCTTTTGTTGGGCTTGTTTCTTCTGTAGAGTTATTCATACGTAGTTCCTCCTTTCATTTTTATTTGTATCTACTTTGAGACACATCAAAAAGACAAATCAATTAAGATTTGCCCTTTAATCAATCACAAAATATTAAATTCTTACAAAATTATTAAA